CGCGAATCCCGCCTTCGCGACGCGCGAAGGTTGCTGGCAGGGCGAGCAAGGCATGGCAAACGTCGTGACCAAAGACCCGACGAAGAAAGGCAAGGAGGAGGGCCGGGCGCACAATGGCAATGCTTCCGTCCTAGACCCGGTCGCGTGCGAGGTTATCGCGCGGTTCTTCATGCCGAAGACTGGACGGCGGGTCTATAACCCGTTCGGTGGTGGCGTCCAATTTGGCTACATCTCGGGCGCGTGCGGGTATGAGTACGTCGCCAGCGAGATACGGAAGAATCAGTGCGATGCGAACAATAAGATTTGCGGCGAGTTCGGCGCGGTCAAATGGGTGAACGCGGACAGCTCCACCTATGCGCCTGACGGCATGTTCGACCTGATATTCACCTGCCCGCCGTACTACAAAGTGGAACGGTATGTCGACTACGACGGCACGGCCCCGCCAGGGGAAATCAACTCTCTGGACACCTACGAGAAGTTTCGCGATGTGCTGTTCATCGGTTACAAAAAGGCCATCGAGCACCTAAACGACAATTGCTTTTTCGTGGTCATGACCGGTGACAGCCGCGACAAACGCGGCGCCTACTACTGCTCCGAAGCAGAGACGGAACTCTTCTTTAAGGATAACGGGCTATCGGTCTACAACAAGATCGTATATCTCGAATCAGAATTCACGCGCCTAGCGCATGCGAAGAAAACGCTGCACCGGCGCAAGTTCCCGAAGCGCGAGCAGAAGATCATCGTCGCGTACAAGGGAGACATATCGAAGATTGGTGACCTATACCAGCCGATCGGCCGGCTATAACGCGCGCCGGTCCGCACGCCCGGCAATGAACGAGAAGGAAGCATGATGAGCAGGCTCGGTTGGATCATGTGGGCTGTCGCGCTTGCGATCGTTGCGGCAAATGTCGGCATTGCCGCCTATGTCGTTGCCCACCAGCAGGCGCAGCGAACCCGGTGATGTTTTTTTGCGGCCTGCACCAGCCTAGCGACGCCAAGCAGATCAGCCGCGCGTTCATCAGCGTCAATCGCTTGCGTACGCGAAGGTCCGACATCAGCGCCAAGGGCAAGTGGATCATGGACTCCGGTGCGTTCACGACTATCGCCAAGTTCGGCGGCTATCCGTCGCCGATCAGCGAGTACGCGGCAGAGATCCGCCGGTGGTCCCGCTCGCCAGGGCTGCTGGCTGCGGTGGCGCAGGACTATATGTGCGAGCCGCACATGCTCGCCAAGACCGGGCTGACGGTCATAGAGCATCAGCGGTTGACGATTGAACGGTACGACGACTTGATCGCGGAGAATGTCGGAGTCTATGTGCTACCGGTTCTGCAAGGCTATGCGCCGGATGAGTACGTTTCGCACGTTCGCCAGTACGGCGCGCGCCTAGAGCCCGGCATGTGGGTTGGCGTCGGCTCGATCTGCAAGCGCAATGGCAACCCGAGCGCGATTGTTGCGGTATTGCAAGCGATCAAAGCCGAGCGGCCAGACTTGCGCCTACATGGTTTCGGGCTCAAGAAAACCTCGCTGCAAATAGCCACAATCGTAGATTTTCTCCATTCCGCCGACAGCATGGCATGGAGCTACGCAGCTCGGATGAATGGCCGCGATGGGAATTGCTGGCGCGAGGCCGAACGCTTCGCGTCATGGATCGAACGCATGCCGCAACAAACGGAGTTCGCAGTCTAACCGCACCACAAACATTGGAGCACCACATGAGCAAGCACGATCAGCCTTCACACGAAGCGAACACGCAGTCGCACAAAGGATTCCCGGGGCCGACTGTCGCCAGCATCGACGAGGCCGGATGCCAGTACGTTTTGCAGCAGACTGGCGCCACAACGAATTGCAACGTGATCTGCCCGACGGTGAGCCCGGGGACGATTCAGGCCGCGTTCGTGCAGGGCAATACTGCGCCGCCAGCGGGCTACAGTCCGCCGGCTGACCTCGCCGCGTCTGTCAGCGCATGGAAGGCGTGGGAAGCCTCCAAGCACGGCGGCAAGAAGCACTGACAGCAATGGGGCTGCGGCATGGAGTCGAGATACACGACAGCGCGCCTAGCGGTGCGCAGACATGCGGGCGGCAGAGCAGTCGTCCTATGGGCCAACTGACGTGCCACGGTCAGCCAGAATCATGAGCCGGATTGCGCCCGGCCAGCCCCGCCCACGTTCGGGAGATGAAGCATGAGCAATGAGGATCGATTCAACGCGCTTAAGATAATTATGGCCGAGCTGCCAAAGCTCACATGGCCTGACATCGCATGGCTCATGCGGCGTCTTAATGACGTTGATGGTCCCAAGGCTTATTGCGAATGGAACGCCGAGCGAAAATGTTTGGAGTTAATCGCATGATCGCCCGCCAGCGCGCGCCCGATGGGCCGGACATCATCGAGGCGGGAGGGTAGCGATGGCTAGGGCACGCTGTCCGTTCTGCGATAGTAGTGGTCGCGAATTAAGCGCTAGGCTGAACGATATAACCGGATGCACTTTCGTCGAGTGCGCGGTCTGTGGAGCGCGTGGGCCGGTGCAATTGCTAACATCGGATGGGCCGCTAGAGACACGAAGCAAACTAGATGCTTGGAAGGCGTGGGGACAGAGGACATGAGCGAACGCGGCGCGGCGATCAGCGACAAGGAGTTGGACGAGATTGAGCGTGCGCTGCGCGACTATGACCCGACCAATGGAGTCGATCCGCTGCGCGAGCAAGCCGCCGACGCCATCGCGCAACTGCGCCGGGAGCGGGTGCCACATGAAGGGGCGACTGCGCTAGCCAATAAGTTGCGACAATTTGTTGACCCTGAATCGCGTGGCATTCCGGCACAGGAGGCGAATCGTCCATTGCTGGCTTTGGCAGACGAAATCGAGCAAGGGGTATCTGCTCTAATTTATGATTTGGAATCGACCTACTCCGAACTGCAACTTTATGTGCTGGCCGACGCCGCGAAAGGATCGCCCCATGACTGAGCCGACGATTGAGCAGATGGTCGAATCCGTCGAAGCGGAAGCCACGCGCATCGCAAAACTGCGCGACAGCGGAGTGCGCGACCAACATGTTGATCGACACTTTTATGCGCTCAACGCCGCCGCCGCGACGCTGCGCGAGATAAAGTCATTCCGCGAATGTGCGCCAGCGCTAGGCGATCACAAACTTTGCCCGACTTGTGGAACGCACCATGACTAACCTATCCCCGCAGAGCGCGGCGCTGACGCAGGATAGTCTTGATGGAATCAAGCGGCACGCGAAGTACGCCAGCGATCAGGGACAGGATTTCGGACGTGAGTTATTAGCCCTGCTCGCCGCCTACGACGCCCAGACCAAGGAACTCGCGGCCCTTCGCGCGCCGGTTGGGGATGAGGAAGTAGCGCGACGCATCCTGTTGCTGCGCACGCGTTGGCCGGTTGCACAACAAGATCATGTGTCGGCTGACATCATCGAACGCCTCGCCCGCCTCGCCCGCCTCGCCCGTGAGCGTGACGCCCAGTCGCGGCGCATCGCGGAGCAAGACGAGCGCATCGAATGGCTTGTAGGCCAGCACAAGTTTACGTGTGAGAGCGAGAAGTATCAGGCTGAACATAGATTCGCAACCGAGAAGCGCGCCGAGGCGGCAGAGAGGGACGCGGCGAGGTATCGGATGCTGCGGGACTCAGAACAATTTGCAATAGATTATTTTGATGGCAACGGACCAGCGCGACCGGTTTGGTCTGGGGACAGACTAGACGCCGCAACCGATGCCGCCCTCGCCCTCGCCCGCGAAGCCGAAGGGGGCGGACGTGGGTGACTTCTGGCTCACTGCCGGTCTGGCGATGGTATTCGCGCTGATCTTTTCTGGCGTGACTGTATTCGTGTTCGGCTGGTTTGGATTGCTGCCTGGCGTCCGCAAACGATTTCGCCGACCATCGCGCACCATGAACGATGCAACTTCGCAAACGATCAACTGGGCCCCGCGCGAGTCGATCAAGGAGGAGTGAGGTGAGCAAACCTACAGTTCGTGAATTGGAAGCGCTGCTGAGCAGCCCTGACCATCCAGAGATTCGCATAAACGAGGATGGATCGATATTCGTCGGTCAATCCAAGGACGAACGCATCGCCGAACTCGAAGTCCTGCTGGCGAGCGCGAGGAGTGATGCGCTGGAGGAGGCGGCTGATCGATGCGACTTGCTGGCTAAATCGGCGCCGGACGGACGACTGCAATTCGTCGGCGCATGCACCTCATGCGCTCATGCCATCCGCGCTCTCGCCCCGCCCACCGACCCGGGCGCGAGATGAGGGAGCGACCGCATCGCGTGCAGTTGTCGCGCAAGAAGGGCTGGAAGATGCCGCCGAATACGGTGAGGGTCGCGCGCCCCGGCAAGTGGAGTAATCCGTTTCGCATCGGCGGCTATTTCCCGGACACATCCGAATAGCCCGACCTCACGCCGCGTCGAACCTGAGCGATCCTACGCAGCCGGTTTCGCGAAATACGCGGCTTGGAACGCTGCCAAGTCGGTAGCCGGATCGCCGGTCACGTCGATCGATAGCTTCCCCGCCTGCCCGGCCTTGCCGGCTGGCACTGGTTCCGGCGATGGGGCTGGATCCGCTGCCGGAGCCGGCGCGACCGCCGCCTTGTCGATCTTCGCGACCAACGCCTCGAGCCCGTCCGCGATCCGGTGGCCGACGTCGACGCTCTTCGTCTTGAGCTCGGCGTCTACTTTCGCGGTCTGGCTCGGGAATTTCCGATGCAGCCAGATAACGAGGGTGACCAGGGCGACGGTCACCAGGATGAAGCCATAGAAGCTCCAGTCGGTCGGCGCGGCGGCCGGGACGAGGGTTTGGGCAAGGCATATCCCGGGATATATCCAGATATATACCGTTCGATATAGGTGGCTCATTTCTTGACCTCCTTGGGTGGTGTTTCTATCGGCGAGCCGCACTGAAGAGGCGCTAGCTCGGTCACTGGCGCACCTTCCTTCTGTCTGCAAACGATGAACAGGCGCTCGAGCGCGGCCTGGTAGCGGCAATCGACGATTTTATCGGCGCGCATCCCGGCGACAAGCTGCTCGGGGCTCGCCGCATCGACTTCGGCATCGGTGTTGAAGGTGTAGACGGGCAGCGGCGGCCGATCCTCCTCTTTGAAGCAGGGTTCTTTCACCGCGTATGGAGTCGGCACGTACTGGATTGTCGCGTCTGGCGGCTTGACCGGTGCCACGGCTCCGCAGGCGGCAAGCAATAGTGCTAAAATCGCAATCCCTGCGGCCCGGCGGTCAAAAGTACCGGGACGTCCGAGAAGCGGAAGCCTCTGGACGGGGACTCGGGTATGCCCTTCCACGGCAATGACCGCCCGAGCGAGGTCTATCACTTCCCGCCCCGCTGCCGTATCTGCTGCTTGGCTTGGTCGCGGAGCTCCGGCGTAATGACCGCCAGCGTGTCCTCGCAGACTTTGTGCGCGTTCTTCTCGTCGCGAGCCGCAGCGCGCCAGCGGTCAATCTCGGGCTGACTCGCGGTTGCCGCGGCTGCGTTGGCGTGCTTGGTCGCGACAAGCTGTTGTTCAAGCGCGGCGCTCTTGTCCTTGTCCTTCTTCGCCTGCGCTGTGACCACCTCAGAGGCGCTCTTGCACGAGGCTTCGCTGTCGCGGGCGGCCTTCGTGTTCGCCTCCGCGAGCGTCTGGGCCGCTACCGCCGCATCAATCTTCGGCTGATCGGCCGCTATCTGCGCCTGCACGTAGGGAGCGGCGATGCCCTCCTTGAACGAGGTCCATGCTTTATGCGCCGCCGCAGCCATCGCCGCCAAGGCGAGTCCGATCGCGACGAGCTTGATGATTTCGAACACGTCAGCGTCGCCAAGTGATCAGCGGCGTTCCCGCGAATCCGAGCAGGAGGTTCAGCAGGACGACGACTGTCAGCACGACAAGGATGACGGTCGCGATCTTGCCGAAGGGTTCCGGCAGGCCGACCTTGCCAATTCCCCACCAGAGCACGTAGATGATCAGCCCCCAGATGACCAAATACACGAGCACCGAAACGAGTTCCTGTCCGCTCACCATGTCAGTTCTCCTTCGTTGGGTTCATCGGGAAAGCCTGTTGGCCTCGGCGAGCGCATCGTCATAGCGCCTCTGGGCCATCGGCAGCTCGTCGTCGTACTGCTTGCATACGCCGCGCTCCATCGGCGTCAGCGCGGCCTTCTCTCGGAGCACGTTGCAATCGTTGACCCGGTTGCGCGCTGCCGTGGCTTCATTCTTGACGAGCTGCACGGTGATCCACGCGCTTGTCCGTTGCGCGGTCGTGCGGCCGGCGAGCATCTCCTGCCTGAGCGTCATATCCGGCGGCCGGTCCGGCGAATGGTCGCGGAGTTCGTAGCGGTTGTCTGTCCAGGCGAGCACGGCGACGACGCCGATAATGGTCGAGGCGACAGCCGAGATGACGGTCTGCAGCGCGCCCCACGTCAGCGGACTGCGCTGCGCGCTCTCGGCGGCCTTGGCGTGGAGTTCGGCGAGCATCATTTGAGCAGGCTTGCGCTAGGCGCGGTCGGCGGCAGTGGCGCGGTCGGCTTCTTGTCCTGGCTGACATAGGCGCCGAGCGCCGCGATCGCGCCAGCGAACCCGGTGCAGATCGCGCCAATCGCCGCCCCGACGCCCCATAGGTCAGCCAGCGACCGCCCCGTGACGAGCGCGACCGAGGCAAGGATCAGCACCCACGGAATCGCCCCGAGCACGATCCACATGACCGCGAACAAGGCGAGCCGGCCCACGTCGATCTGCTGATGATCGTCGGTGATCGCCTGGATGACGGCTTCGCGCAAATTCATGGCGCCTTCGTCTGATCGAAGTTCGGAGGGTTCCACTGGAACCACGATCCGGTGTAACGGTGCAGCTTCACCTTGCCGTCGCTTGTCTCGACAATGCGGTCGCCGCTCATGCCAGTCGCGGCCCCGTTCCGCAGCATCTGTCCGTTCGGAGGAGTGGCGTTCGTCACGATCTCCCATTTGTCGCCGGCCCCGGAGACGAACGACTGACCCATCGCAATGTCGTGGAGCAGACCGGACCCAGGCGCCGGGGGCGGCGGTGCCGTCGGCGTCGTTCCGTCGGGGTTGAGTTGCATACTGACCGCGGAGTAATTTGCGTCGCCTGAATAGGTCACGGTGATGAGGCCGGTCGGGGTTGGTCCGCCCGGTGGAACCGTTATCGATGCTGAAGCGTTGAGCACTGGAGTCGCCCTCTTGGTCGGTGGTGGAGATGGCGCTGGCGGCGGCTGGCCCTGCCACGAATCGGCCATCGCGATGCCATCGATCGTGTAGCCGGTGAAACAGTGTGACGTCGCGATGAACGCCCAGGGCAGGCGCCAGAGCCCGCTGCCGCCGCGCGTGTTGATCATGTAGACGAAGTCGGCGTCGTACTTCGGGTAGAGCACGCACGCATGGCTGCGACCGTCGTAGTCGGCAGGGTCGAGCGGCCACTTCAGCGTCCCGGTGTCCCACCACGACTTATAGACATCGAAGCCGAACTCGATCGGGTATCGGTTCGCGAGCGCGGACTTGATCGCGTCGATGGCGCCAGCATCGCTGCCATGGAAGAACACGTTTCGGTAGGCCGTGATCTTGTGCTTCGCAGAGTCGGCCAGAGCATCCGTGCTCGGGTCCGTGAACGGCGAGCACGCGAACGAGTCGCGCGGCGCTCCGGTCTTGAGCAGCGTCGCGAGGTTGCCGGAGACGGTCGTGCCGACGTTATCGGCGGCCTTGGCACCCGCGGCCTCCTTCGTCAGCACGTAGACGCACGCGCCGTTGAGCGCGATCTTCGGGGCGTATCCCCAGAGGCACTGCCATGCCTGGGCAAGGTTCGCCGCGGCCAGCCCGGCGCAATCGTTAGCACCGGCCTGACCGACCATGCCGAACGTGTAGAGCGACGATAAATCAAGCGTGGCGGGCGCGGGCGCCGCGGCCCCAACGTCGTACCGGTAGTCGCGAGCGTCTTGCCGAGCAGGCTTTAGAACTGCGGTCATTGCAATACCTCCGCGATCTCGACCGGACACGTCAGCACGTTCGCGACCGAGTTCGCATAAGTCTTGGCAGCACGCAAGTGCCGCTCGCGCCCGACTTCGTTGCCGGGCCACGGCCAGCGCCGGAGCACGACCATGCCGCGCGCCGTCGTCAGCGTCGCTCCGATGTAGAGCGGTCCGCGCTGTTCGACGCAGAGTTTCATGCGATGGCGCCCCCCGCGTCCGCAAATGCTTTCTCGGCGAAGGCGTAGGTACGCTTCGGCTGCGGATAGTGGCTCGCTGGCAGCGACGCCCAAATGCCAGCGCACTTGTCGATGGCGGCCTGCAGATCGCCGGCCTCGATATCTGGTAGCGCGCCGCAGCGCCGAATCAATTCAATCGCGGCGGCATCCTGATCGGCGGGCGTGAACGCGACCAAGCCGAGCGCAGACTTCAGTTCGAGCCATGTCGGCTTGATGATCTGGTAGCGGCCGGCGGCCGTGGAATAGTTCGTCGCGCCATCGGTCTGCGTGAATGGAAACTTGATGCCTGGATGGTCGATATAGCCGTTGTCGAAGATGCGCCCGTTCGTCGGCGTGTAACCGAATAGAGCGCGATAGCCGTCTGCACCGTCTGTGCCTTCGCAGCGCGCGAGCATATCAAGGAAGGCTTGCAGGTTCGGACTCATCTCATCCACCAATATGTATCGCCGGGAACGGAGCTTTACCCATTACCCACAGCACGACGCCAGCGATAGCTGCTAAGGAAACAGCGACACCGGCCAGCAGGACGAGAGATGCAGCGCCCCATTTTCCGACCAGCGCCGCTCCGCGCCAAGCTGTCCAGGCGTTGAGCAATCCCTTCATCTGCTCCGTGGTCGGCTGCAGCGCAACTGTTTTCCTTATGGCTGCCAATTCTGTCTCGTCATTGGAGATGTGCAGCGTCACCTTATCGTCTAGTTTTTGGACTTCGCTGCGCACCGCTTGAATGATGCCGAGATTTTGTTTGTGCATATCCGCGGTGCCTTCGCGGATCGACTTGACTTCACCGACCAGGGCCCTGCCCCAATTCGAGTCCGGCCCCTCAAGCGGATGCCGATGGAGAACACCAGTGTCGTCTGGGTTATCGTTGCCGCGGCGTTTTATCATGCTCTAGGCCGGCCACCAAGTACCGCCGCCAGTCGTGCGGTCCCAGACGAACCGGATCGGCGTATTGACCGCCAGCGCGGCAGGCGCACCGACGAGCGTCTGCCCACTGTTGGCGTTGAGCGTGAACGACGTAATGATCTGCGTCGAGTTGATCGACACGACCTGACGCTCGACAGGCGTTGGCGGCATCGTCACCGTGCCCGTGGCGAGCGTGCCCAATGGCGTCAGCATCAGATAGAACGAGCCATTCTTGACCGTATAACTGAAGCCGGTCACCGGAGACTGGTTGTCGATCTCCGCGTTCGCGTCCAACGCTGCCGACTCGACCGCATATCCGGTCCACATGAACCAGCCTTCGGACGGGTCATAGTCGAGATAGAGCACTAGAGAATTGCCGCTCGCCGGCACGTATGTCGGAATCGTCTTCCAGTTGAAGATATTGGTCGCCCCGCCGCTGTACCAAATGTCGGGGTCGAGCGTGCCTGAGCCGCTGACGTAGAGCCGCAGAATGAGCGGCGACATCGCCACCTTTGGCGTTCCGGTCGGCGCGGTAAAGGTGAACGTGTCGAGCGCCGCATCGACCGCCACATTCCACTCGCGCTTGGCGCTGAAGTCGACGGTGAGATTGTTGGCGACCGCATCGACGGATGCAGTGAGTGAGCCCGGTGCATACCATGATGGCAGGCCGCCACCTCCGGTCCCTGGAATCACGCCGCCCGACGTACCGGCCCATGTTCCGGCCGCCTTCGGACCCCAGATGGTCGAGGTATCGGTATCGATGTAGAAGTCGCCGTCCGCCCCCGTGCCGTCGGCCGGATCGCCGCTGCCGGTCAGGATATTGACGGTAGTGCCCGGTGGGCCGGGGATCAGCGTCGTCTCGTGGAGCTCGTTGATAAGCTCGATGTAGTCAGTCGAATTGACGGTAAGCGGCCAGCCCATCGCTACACCTCGCAAGCCAGGTTAATCGCGGTGCCGAAGTCCACGCCTAGCAACTTCGGCTGGATGCTGTAGGCGGTGCCCGTGTAGTCGTAGCCCATCTGTTGCCGCTTGGCGACAACGAAGGCATTGAACGGGTGCGGCGCGGTGAGCGCGCCAGCGTAGGTATCGAAGGTCCACCAGTCGGAATTGGACGCGCCACCGAATGTCGCCCAATCGTTCTGCCGCACGCGATTGCCAGCGTCTGTGGTCGTATACGCTTCCACATCGAAGTCTCGCGCCGGCCCCGCGGTCTGCGTCACGACGTAAGAGAAGCGCGAGTTCGCGAGCGTGCCCCATGCGTATCCGTCTGGCAGGAGCGCGATGAGGTTGCCCTGCTTTACTTTCTCGGCCGTGTCCCAGCCGGCCGGATACTGATTCGTGATCGAGACGGCGCTGTCGATCTCGTGGAATCCGCCTTGGTCCGAGAAGCGATTGACGTACCAGCCATTGCCGGCATCGAACGATGGATCGTGCGCACTTGGATCGCAGGCAAATTCAAGCAATGGACCGTAGGGCGTCGAATAGGGAAAGACCGTGTCGTGCTCAAACGCCTGTGCTTCGAACGTCGAGCCGAGATAGTGCCGTGGAAAGTATTGCAGAGTCAGCCGCGCCGCCGTGGTAAGCCCGCCGCCGAGGTTGACGGTATCGCGGCCGATGGACCCGAGGAGATAGCTGTTGTCGCTGTTGATGAGCCAATCGAGCAGCGGTGGATTAGTGGCGCTCGGTCCCAGCGCATAGAACACGAACGGTCCATCGGGATAAACGAAGGTCTGCGTCCCGTCCGCGTCAGTGTCGAAGGTCGATCCGCCGAGGTAGTAGCGGAGCGTAAGATGATCCGGTGCCGGCGGCGCAAGCGAGCCGTGATGGCGCAGGGCCTTCAGATTCATCATGCCGCGCACCCGTATAGCGTCGAGCCGTCATAGCACCAGAGCGAGACGAGATTGAAGCCCGAGGCCGGCATATCGGGTGCCGTGTTCGCCGTCCAGGTCACGCCTGGAAAGAGCGTCGCCACGTCCGCGTTCCCTCCGTCGAAGATGAAGCCAAGCATGGAGCCGACGAGCGGCGTCGGTAGGTTCAGATGATTGAGCGCGCAGCTCGTACCGGTACAGGTCAGCGAGAACGCGCCATAGAGGTCCCAGTCAAGATCGTTGCTGCCATTGCCCAAGGTCAGTGCCACGATGGCTTCGCGCTGGACGACATCGGTGCCGAGGTTGAGCCCAGGCGTCGGCCACGCGCCGCCCGTCTTCGGGCCGTAGAGTACCTTGGCGGTCGTGTCGATGTAGTAGTCACCATCGATGCCGATGCCAGAGGTCGGCGCGCCGCTGCCGCTGTAAATCTGACTGCCAGGAACGCCGACCGTACCATCGGGTCCGACAAAGCCGCGGAAACCGCGTGGTCCAACCGAGCCTTGCGGACCGCGGAGCAGGGTAATGCTGCCGAGCGCCTCGACCTGATCCTTCAGGCCATTGAGGAGCTCGATATAGTCATCGGAATCGACGGTCAGCGGCCATCCGGACATGCTCAGTTCTCCTCAATCACTACTTTTTTCGTGAGCCAACTGATCTGCCGACCGATGCCATCGAGCGAACTGAAGGTTCCGTTGATGGTATTGCTGCGCTCGAGCCTGCCGCCGGAGTTCGGGAACAATGACAGCATTACGTCGCGCGAGGTCATGGCGTAGCGCATCACATCTTCCCAGGTCGGACGATCGGCCTCATTCACCCATTGGAAATCGAGCATCATCGATCGCACCATCGCCCCCGGACCCACGCGCAGCGTGCCACCCCGGGTCCGCGTCCGCTCGGCGCTGGTATCTGAGAATCCAAGTTCGGCACCATAGGCCGGGTTGATGCCAACCTCGAAGGCTTGGCCGAGCACGATGCGTCCGACTTGCCAGTAGGGATTGATCGCCTTCACGTGCGTATCTTCGAAGCGGAAGTAGTACGACTTCAGAGGTTTCGCCGTGAAGTAATGCACAAGCGGGGCCTCGTCGGCGAACGGGTCATTGAGCACGCCGAGCGGCGTCGTGCCAAACGGGGCCAGACTGCCCAGCGTGATCGCATCGACCGTCTCGAGCTTGCCGGTATCGATCTCTGGTGTACCGGTCCAGTCCGGCGTCGAGAAACCCACGAACTGGATGGTGCCGCCCAAGCAGCCGTGCCGGAACAGCCCGAAGGAATCGCAGACGTGCCCGTCATTGGGGAATACGCCATACAATTTCTGCGCCGTCAGGTCGCCTGAACGCCAGACAGAATCGCGCTCGACGTTCTGCGTATTCCCCACCGCGAAACCGGTAAACGATTCCAGTTCCGTCGTCAGCACCGCCTCATCGTGATAGTTGGGCACCGTAATGCGGAGGTTAGGCATTCGGGTTCCCCGTGACGATGGCAGGCCGACGGCGCACCAGAATCAATACCAATTTGTTCTCTGCCACCGACATGACCATGCCCGCCAGTTGCAGGCGCGAGTTCGAGTCGAATCCGAGCCTGCCATCCAGGTCCAGCCGTACCACGTCGCCGAGTCGCAGGTAGTAGAACCAGAGGCCGACTGTGACCGAGACGAACTCCAGCCACGGCAGCGATTGCGCCAGGCGCGCGGCGATCCAACGCAGGGCAAATGGCCGCGCTGTGGCATCATCAATCGCCGAAATCAGGGTGTCCTGTGCTGGCGCCTTGACCAGCAGGCGGTGATAGGCTTGCGGGTTCACCTCGTAGGTGTCATCGGCTGGCGCCGTGTACGGATCGACGTAGTAGCCGGTGCGCGTGAAGCCGGCCAGCACATCGCCGACGATGGAATCGGCGAACTGCGACTGAGAGGTCCAGTTCCGATTGACAATGACCGGAGTCGAGTAGTAGGTCGGCACGGCGCGGTCGATTACGATCTGATCGTGCGGCGCTATATCGTCTGCGCGCACCGTCGCCGATACCGGCAGATGCAGTGAGGCAATGTCGTCAGGGCGCAGGCGGCCGTATTCGTACTGACCATATCGGTTCATCGACCCGAAAGCGAGCGCCGTGGTCATGGCGTTTTCATGCACGTCGAGCAGATTCGTCTTGTCAGCGACGAGTATCCCGACGGGATAATCATCGGCGTCGCCGACCGTGAAGCTCGGATGCGCGCCGCGGTAGAGGCCGCGCGCGCTCAACCCGGCGATATCCGCGATCAGTTCGTCGATGAGTTGGCTACAGCGCGCTCCGGGCAAGGCGTCGGTGACTTCGCGATACAGGTCGGCGGTAATCGGGCCGGATGTCGTCGGCGAGGCCGACAGCGTGACGGTGCCGTCCGTGTTGTCGGTGTAGAGCACGATCACACCTTGATCTCTGACGTGGTCTACGGTGTCGGCAATCGATCCGGAATCCGCATAGTCGTATAGAAGCGATCCGAAGTCCTTAACCTTGCACTCGGCCTGGTGCACGTAGCCGAAGAAATATGAACGAGGCTGGTCGGCATTCGGCCCAGTGCCGCCGATGAGCGATGATCCGCCGATCGACTTGTCGAGCAAGAGCCCGAGGTCCTTCAGCGTCACCGACAGCGTCGCCGGCGCGCTGGCCTCCACTTTCTGCACGATCGCTGAATACATCAAGCGAAAGTCATCGCGCGCCCAACGGAGACTGCCAAGCCAGTAAGCGATCAGCCCACCATCAACGGCTAGATTGAGCAGGAAATCGGCGCGACCGTCATCGTTGATAAGCTCCATCGTGCCGAACGACAGTGTGGCGATGCCGCCCAGCCGCTCGCGGTCCACGGCCTGCGAGAATGAGGGCACCGAGGCGATGCAATCTATGTATTGATGCGGGCCGCTATCGTCCACATAGTGGTTCGTCGCCAGACGCACCAAGCCGGTGTAGGGCGTGATCGCTGGAGCCTCATAATTGCCGCGGTATTCCATGTCCGCCAATACCGTCCGCTCGGGATCATTGGTCCGGAGCCATGCTGCAAACTGAGCGTCTGAGACGTTCGTCATTTCGTCCGACTCTTGACGCCGTCGACGATCTTGTTGGCACTGCGCTCGACCACGGCGACGTTCTTGTTTGAGCCGGATTCCACGGCTGCCGTCAGAGTCGCCAACTGCGACTGCACGCCGAGTACGTCGGTATGGAGCTTGGTAAGCAGCGTCGCCGTCGCCGTCAGATCGTCCGTCGTCGCCAATTGCTTGCCGCCCTTGCCGGTAACGGTCGTGGTAGGTGGCGTCGAGGTCGGTGGCGGCGTACCGGTTGGCGTGGGCGAGCCCGGCACCGCGACATCGGTGAACGTGCCGGCCTGCGTCAGCGGTTGCAGGAGGCCGACGACGTAGTTGTAGGCATCGGTGAATGCCTGCCCGCTGGCGTTGATCTGTCGATCAAGTTGCAGGTATGCATCCGCGAACTTGGTCACGTCTCCGAGTGCGCCTTGATCGCCAGTTGCGGCCCTAGCTGCCTCGGCGTTCAGTTGCGACAGCGCCTCGGCGAGCTTCTGCTGAGGGGTGAGCGGCGATAGTTCGCTGACCTTCAGGCTGTCGAGGTAGTCCTGAATGCCCTGCCTGAGCTTGTCCAATTGCGAGAGCGTGCCATCGACGCCAGACGCGACGCCGTTGATAATGTCCTGCCAGTTCTGCTGATAGATCGTCTGCAAGGCCGCGAGAGCGTCGGCATTGCCATGCAGCGCCCGCTGCTGTTGATTGTACGTTTCCTCAAGCGCAATAAGCTGCTCCGCGATGGCCGATCCATACTGCGCCTTAAGCGTCGTGAACTCGGCGAGTTTCTGGACCATCTGATCGTTGGCATTCGAGAGGCTCTCGATCTCCGTCTGCAACTGAACGGCGAATATGTCGATATTGCCACCGGTACTTTGCAGGTAGTCGGCGAGTTGAGTCTGTAGCTGACCGATCTGCGCCGTATAAAGTGGAATCTGAATACCTAACTTCGAGCCTAGATCGCCGGTCGACAGATTGGCAAGAGCGGTGATCTTCGCTTCGAACTTGCTCACGAACTTGTCTGCGGCGGTCTGGGCGACATCGAGGCCGGCTCCGGCATTCGAGATTGCCGAAGCGGCAGCCGTGATCTGGTCAGCCGCTGTCTTGCTGGCCGTAGCAATATCGAAGATGGCTGGCGCCAGAACGATCAGCGCGGCATACATCGCTTTCCCTGCTGGCGTAGTCTGGTCTATGCTCTCGATCAGTTGCCTGAAACCGGAGACGGTTTGCGGAATGGCGACGCCAAGCGCGGTCTGCGCGGCGTTGACTTGTTGCTGCTCGCTCGCGAGTTTAGCTGCCGCCCGCTCGGCATCGCTGTAGAAGTTGGCATCGAAGAAGCCCTGCGCGTCGCTGATCGCCTTCAGCGAATCCGAGACACTGCCAAGCGCGCCGGCAGCATCGTCAGCAGTGCCATGCACCGTGACGAAGAGCTGCGACAACGCGAGCACGCCAGCATACATCTGCCGCCCGGCGTCAGTGGTCAGGTCAAAGCTGTTGAGCAGGTCTAGGAATGCTTGATGCGTCTGCGGAATCGTCGTGATCCCGAGATTGGCGAAGTCGGCATTGAGCGTCGCCGTCGCAAGATCCATCTTCTGCGTCGAAGTCAGGAAGTTCGCGGCCAAGAAAGAGAACGATGCCGCAGCCGCTTGCGCACCCCCGAGCGCATCCACGAACGCGGTAATGCTCGCCGGGTCCAGCGCTTCAAGCTTCGGTCCGAGCCCGGCAACCGCGCCGCTGAAGGTCTGGATGACGCCGACGACAACGAGGATGCTGTTCGCAAGCTGCTGCGTACCGTCGAGCATGTCGGTGAAGTGCTGCTGAATGTCTGCCGGCAGCGAAGCGATCGCATCGTTGATCGCCTTATAGGTCGCGGCCGTCTTCTCGACGGCGGTGATCTGGTCGGCGCTGAGTGTGCCAACGTCGAGGCCGCTGAAGAGCTTGGCGATATCGGCCGGCAGATCGGAAGCCTTCAGCGCGGCGAGTACCGCGCGCTGCGCTTCCAATGCAAGGCCGGCCTGTAGGCTCGCATCATCCCTGCCAACGTCGAGATTCTGTTGCGAGAAGACTTGCTGCCCGCCCACTGACACACCACCAGAGACGCGAGACTGCGCAGTGCCCTTCGGGTCGGTGTCGAAGCCGAGCGCGAAGCCGACGTTGAACGCCTTTCCGCCCAACGCGGTCAGGATAGTCGAGAACTGCGCGTTGACGTTCTTGATCGTATCCGCGACGGCCGCGTCAGCCGAGTTAGGCGTGAAGAAACGACCCGCGCCGGCGTTGCCGCTGCCCAGCGCCGTGATCGCCGAGACATCGCCCAGTGTCGCCGAACCGCCTTCCTTCGGGCCGCCGCCCGACTTGAAGAGGCTCGACAGGAGCGGGATGCCGATAGCGGCAAGGATGCCTATGCCGGGTAGCATTTGACTGATCGACGCCCCGAGCCCGCCGAAGGCAGAAGTCGCGGAGTCGAGTAGCCCAGTACCGTTACCGATCGCAGCAAAGAAGTTGGATAACCCGCTACCGATGCCTTGCAAACCAGAGGTGAAATTCGAGAAAAGATTGCCTTCGCCGCCGAAGACGTTGCCGAGCTGGAACGCGCCACCGATGCCTCCGCCGCCCAATCCAGACGCCCCAGCCGCGCCGGGAAAGATTGAACTGGCAATGCTTCCGGCAATCGGCGCAAGGATCGGCCGCAGTACCAGTTGCTCGAAGAGTTTGATGGCAAAGTCCTTGAGCTGCTGGAAGAGGTCCTTACCCTTCGTCAGCACACCCTCGAAGGCGCTGACCATGGCATCCTCAATCGTCGTGGCGGTCTGCTTCCACGCTTCCTGTACGGCCTTCGCTTGATCCTTGACCGCCTGGAAGGCGACACTCTTAGACTCGACTTCGCCGAGAAGCCTGAGTTTCTCGGTCAGGAACGCGACCGCGGTGGCGTTGCCTTCAGCCGACGCCTTGGCGAGGTCTTGCGTGGCAATGTAAATCTGGCGCTCGGCGTTGCTCAGGCCGATGGTAGCCGATTCAATCTTGAGTGCATCGACTTCAGAGATCAATGAATCAATATAACTGTCCTGATCCGATTGAAGCTTCGCCATCGCCGCATCATAGGCTTGCCAGCCCTTGACCAGTTGCTCATTCGCGGCCTTGAGTTGATTGGAGATATCGATCGCGCGTAGCCGCTCGTCGACCAGCACCTCACTCTGTGCCTTCGACAGGAGTGCGAGCGCATCCTTGTGGCGCATGAGCGCTACCGTGTCGAGGTTCATGGTCGCCGCTTCGTCGATCGCGGCATCGATGTAGTCCTGCGTCGATTGGAGCAGACGTTGGTGCTCCTCCTCCAGCGCTTTTGCCGCCGCCGCTTGCTTCTCGGCGAACGGCTGCTGTCCGAGTAGTTGCTTGGTCAACGCCTGGTAGCGCTCAAGTGAGATCGACCCGGCGTTAAGCGCGTCCGTCAGCACCTTGAACGAGGCGGCGAAGCCAGAGCCGATGCCGAGGTCTTTGGACTCAATGGAACTGATGACAGTATTGAGCTTGTCGAGATCGACCGTTACCGCGTTGACTACGCCTTCCAACGAAGCCAGCGAATCGCGCGCCCGCGCTGTTTCGCCGCCCCAATTTTTGGTGGACTGGGCCGATCGATCTATACCGTCGCCGTACACCAGGACAGCGGCTGCGATCTGCGGCGCGAACAGGACGCGCAGCGCCTTACCGGCTAGGCTCAAATCTTCGGTGAGCAGCGCCGCCGCCTTCTCGCTGATCGTGCTGCCTTCCTGCATTTTGATTAGCGCGTCAGTAATATCGACTATCGTCGGCAACAATTCGTTTGCAAGCGCGATCTTGAGCTTCAGCGAGTTGTCGGCCAATCGGGCGAACGCGGCCTCCGCTTGCTTTGCAGCTTCCGCCTGCTCGGTCGTGACTTGTGCCGCAGCCGCGCCGTCCTGAGCGAGCGCCTTAAGAAACGCTTGGAACTGCGCTCCGCTCCGGCCTAGGAGCTCCATGACGATCGCCGTCTTCGTCCCACCATCCTGAAACTGGGCGAGGCGATCGGCGAGGGCCTTCATCTGCTCTGCCGGCCCTAGGAAGCTCAATTCCTTGGCGTCGAGTCCAAGCGCGGCCAGCGCTTTCGCGGCCTTAGTCGTGCCATCTTCTGCCTCAAATAGCGCCTTCGACAGACGCGCGGAGCCAATGGCAACCTCTTCAAGCGTAAGCCCGCCTTCGTGCGCTGCGAATCGCATCGATGTCAACGCTTCCACCGTAATACCAGCGCGCGCTGCAAGCTGACCCAATTGCGCCTGCAACTCAATGGCTCCGCTTATCGCGGTCACGAAGGAGCCGACACCTACGGCCCCGAGAGCGCCCTTGATTAGGCTCGCCGCGCCGCCGAACTGCGTAACGAGAGCCGTGAGATTGCTCGCGACAGACGCAAAGGCCGCACCCGTCTCATCCTTGGCGGTAATGGTGACTTGGTTGACCGCTGCGATATCAGTCGCCATCTTGCGCGCTCGCGACCACGTTAAGGAAGGCGCGGTCTATCCGCACGATTGCCGCCACTTCTTCCGGCGAGGGCTCGCGTCCGGTGAGCGCCGCCCATGCTGCGATATCCACGTATTGAATCGGGTTCGGACCGAATCCAGACGAGCCGCGCGCGCAGTGCAATTCATTGAACCATTGCGTAAGGTGGCGAAACGCGGCCGGGCATCTCGGCTCGTCGGCGAAAAGGTCTCGACCGGATTGGCGTTGAGCAGACTGGAGGTGGTTTCGCAGAGTCGATCCATCTTTGCGCGGCCGGTCGAGTTTGAAGTGATATTCGCAGTGCGCGACGAGTTGCTCTGTCAGTTCGGCGACTGCGTCTTTATAAAATTTTCGACGGCCCTCAATGCCGCATCGACTTGATCGCGAAGCCAAGCGAACTTCACGTCGTCATAGAGCTGGCGCGCATTCTGCGGAGAGAACGGGTAGTCCTTACCGTCCAGCATCATCCCCTCCCATCCGAGCGTACAGGCCGTAAGCCTGTCAACCTGGAGGTCTTTGATGTCGTCCGGGTCTTCTGGCAGCGTTGCGCGTCCTTTCTTGTTGAAATCGCGCAGATTCCGAGTCGTGGCGCGCTTTTCGAACGCCTCGCGAATAGGATGCGTCGCGCCAGCAAGCGTAAAGACGACATCGGTCTTATCCCCAGCTGGAGTCAGAAGCACGTACTCGGCCGTATCCTGCTGCTCAAGTTGTCGCAAATCCATAGGTGCCCTCGCATAGTTGAAGTTGATTCCCGCCCGACACCCAGCCTCCACGCCTGCGAGGGCAAATGGAGGCCGGGCCGGCGGGACGGTTTACGCAGCGTCACGCATCCGAATCCTGCACGCTGATGGTTGTCGCCTCGGAGTTGGTTCCACTTCCCCCATTGGCGTTGTAGAGCGCCGTGAATGCTGCGGTAATGATGATCGGTCCCTCGCCATCCGACTTCTTCGCCGAACCGAGCTTGACGCGCGGCAATGTGAAGGCGACGAACTTCGGAGACGCGCTGTTATCGACAGTCAGAATCGCGCTGATCGACACTTCGCTTTCGGCGTCGAACGCAGCGATGAAGGTCGAGTCTTGCAGGTAAGCCGTGAATTGCCCGGTGACCTTGACGCGGCCGACGAAGACATCCGGCGTGATGTTCGAGCCCACGACCGCGCCGACGGTCATGCCACCATTGACCGTGAAGTCGAGGCCAGTGAGTAGTCCGATGACCGCGCCCTGGTAGATAACGACGCCATTGACGGCTGCCGTCAGACCGGTCGTGCTAGCGGCTGATGGCGAGGTGAAGTAGGCCGCTGTTCCGAGTGCGGCCCGCGACTGGCCCATGAAGCCAAAGTCAACGCCGTTGAGCCCGGTCGCCGGCAGCGTTACCGCGATGCTGTTGACCTTGTTGCCGAGATAGACCTCGGAGATCGGCGTCGAGGTGCCGAGCAGTTTCTCGATCGTGCTCGACTTGTTCGTATGGCCCGAGGTCGGCACCCATGTCTTCTTGCCGACGACGTTGATGCCTACCGATTCGCCCGCGGCATCGTTGGCAATCGTCGCCGCGCTGCCGTCTAGGTTGACCACGCCCATCGAGCCCGTCGTGAGCGCGATGATCCCGTAGTAGCGCCCGTTGTTGGTGGCGTTGCTGCCGCCGAAGCCGCCGCCGGTTGCGGTGCCAGTTCCAGTGGCTACCACATCGCCGACCTTGAACCCGGCCGACAGAAACCCGCCGGCGCTGTCCGTGAATCCGAGCCCGGCGACTGCGGCGTAGGCTGTCGACGTGCCGCCGGCGCCGGCGGTAAAGTCGCGGCGCAGGCCGTGGGCCATGAACGTCTTGTAGCTGCCCGGCGAGAGCCGGCCCTTGAGCGTCCCGGCAATCTTGACCATGCCATGCCGAAAGTCGGAGGTCTGGTAGGTGCCGATGATTTCGTCCGACTCGTAGGTGTCCTTGTCCTTGTCGAGATCGAACGAAACGCGGCGAAGCAATTGCCCGCTGGTAGAGTTGGCGGCCGTGCCGAATGCCGATTCTTCGGCGAACGCGACTACGGTTTGTACCCCTGTGGGGATGGTCATTGCTGCTCTCCGGTTGTAACCGGGGAGGCGTTGACCAGATCGCGGGGCCGACTCTGCGGCGCGGCGAACTAAGCGTGCCCGGGCGTACTGCTACTGCAACTGAAGCCCCGACCGGCGAGGCCGCGATTCGCTCGCGGCGTGGCTCGATCAGGAAGCCGTTTGCTGCTCCTTAAGCCATCTCTTCCAAGCATCCAGAGCCGCCTGCGCGGCCCGGATCAAAGCTTCGTGCAAAACTCTTGTTGTGCTACCCATTGCCTAATGCCTGATGATGCCGGATGGGTTGCTCTCGTCAAATGGCGGCGACACCTGAAGCTGATCCAGATTATCAAGCGCCATTTGCTCTACGCGGTCATCCGCTGTCTCGTTTGGATCGATGCCGTTGTCGCGACAATAGATGCGCCGCGCCCTTTCCGAAGCGTCGAGTGCCCCAACTCCGTTTCTAATCCATCTCATCATCGTTTCTCTTTGCACTTCGAAAAACCCGCACGACCGTGCGATCGCGATAATCCGATGCAGTTCTTTAGCTTCAAGTTTTGATATTTTGCTCATTTCGGAGTCGTCGCGTCGTTCTCCAAGGTTATATAGAACGCCTCGTAGGTCAGGGTGATCTCGCCCACCGGCTTTTCCCCGCTGCCGCTGATCTGGAGCTCGGTGCCGATAAGGTTGAGCCATTTCGCCGGTGAACCCGCCCCCGGCGCGCCCAAGACTGACTCCACCTCGAGCGCGATCTGGTTGGCGGCTTTGCGATAGTTCGTTGTCGCCTGGACGCTGCCGACCACTTGAATCCGACAGGTCCGCTCGAGCATCCTGGGCCGCGGAAAGTCGCCGGGCGTGCTGCGCTCGGTCGCTTCGTGAAACCGAACGTTGATTCCTGGTAACTCTTCGCGCTCGAGCGGGTAGGCCCGGGAATCGAACGCGCGAGCGCCTGTGGTCGGCAAACCCGTGACCGCGGCAAGGACGGCATCGAGGATTTGGTCGCGGACATGGAGAGTCATTGCAGCTCGAGCTTGAGCGTGATCCAGCCCTGCCCATCGGGCCGCTTGTCCCGGATGAAGTAGTCCGTGGCGCGCACTCGCAGGGCATCGCCCTGCCTGACGCCAGCAAAGTCCGCGGCCTTCCCATGCGCTGCCGGGCCGCTATCCTCGACGTTGAGCGTCTCCATGTAGGCGCCGTCGAAAATGACATTGACGGTCGACGCCGAGCCGCCCTGTGGCGTATAGACCGCCATGTCGGCGAAGTCGCCGGGATCGAGAAACTCGTCGAGGTTCTCAACGAAGGGCATCAGAAGCGCACCCACGCCTTGCCGCAAGGACTGACCTCGACGCGCTTGCCGAATTGCTCGTCTACCGCCTTACGCGCCCCATTGAGTACGTTGTAGTCGTCGAAGACCATGACGCCGCCCGGGGCCATGAGGGGCACGAGCGCGATTGCAGACTCGCGCACGCTCTTGTACTGGTCGCAGTCGATATGCGCCAGCGCGATCGGGCCGAGGTCCGGGCAATATTTGAGCGTATTGGGGAAGACGCCGGCGGCAATCGTCGCCTCCGGCAGCGCGGCGCGGACCTCTTCAAGGCTGACGTCGTTGAAATCGCCGACCTTGTGATGGTCCAAGTCCGGGTCGGCAAAAGGGATGCCGGTGAACGTGTCGAACAGGAACAGCCGCCGCGCCTTGTCCTTCGCCACGCCGGCCAGATGCGCCGCGCTGCCGCCCTTGTAGACGCCGACCTCGACGAAGTCGCCGGATGGAGCCGCCCGCGCCGTCTGCACAAGTTCGTGCAGTGCGGCCGTGCCGATAACGCTTTTCGGCGTCATGCCGCAGCCTCTTCGCGCTTCTGCTCGGCCAGATGCTCCATGATGTAGCCGAAGACGATCTCGGCCGAGGCCGCCGCTTGGCAAGCCGCCGCACCCGTCTCCCGATCCGCGTGGCAATGGCTGCCGTCGGCATGGATCCGATGGCACGGATAGCAGGCCAGCCCTTCGGGCTCGACCGCGATCGCGCGGTTCCAGTCCCGCGTCAGGTTCTCATGGGTCGAGTGCGACATGAGCACGACCTTCAACGGCTGCTCGTAGGCGACCGCGTTGACGAGTGCGCTTTCCGTGCCCACGACCGCGTCGGACAGCGTCGCCAGGGCGAACGCCTTGCGGATCGGCCAGTCATTGCCGATGACGCCGATGTAGCGCGAGCTGCGGAACTTCGTCCAGCGCAGATCGCCGACGATGCGAGAATGGATGCCCTCGGCTGATAGCATGTCGGCCAATTGCTGCGCATGCGGCCACCACTTCGGCAGGCTCGATCCGCTCGGGTTGATGAACACCAGCGGCCCGTCGATCTTTGCGCGCTCCTCGGCCGCCCATGCGAGCTCCGCCGCCGTCGGGTAGAACTTCTGCCGCGAGGTGAACGCGTCGAACTTCACGCCGACCCATTCGTGCAGCGCTTCGACGTAGTTCCGGTTCATCATGCGATGCCGCTGCTCGAACGGCAGGTAGAAGTCGGCGTCGAATGGCTGCGGAAGAAGTCTGCGCTCGGTCGAGCCGATCATGTTGATGAAGCGATCGTACTTCTTCTCTTCGTGCAGCCAGTACGCGGTCTGCCACATGCTGATCCGGTTGTCGCCAAAGTCGAAGAGTCCGTGCGGCTGGCAGATAATGCGGTCGATATTCGGATCGCCGCGCAAGACTTCCTCGCCCTGCGGCTGCGTGTAAACCGTGATGTGATAGCCCTCGGCCTTGAACTTCGGCAGGAGTCCGGTGATCCAGAGCGCATCGCCGTAGGCCCCGAGCCGCACGATGCCGAGCGTCTTCTCGACTGGCTTCGGGTTGCGGTAGGAGAACGTCGCGAATCCGCCGTGGCCTTCGATCTTCTTGAACACGAAGAGGAGCGAATACTCGAAGTCTTTGCTGCGCTTCTCGAACTCGACCAAGTCCCACGAGCCGATGGCCTTCATCGTGTTCACGATGAGGTCGTAGCTGACGTTCCACTTGTGGTCTGGATTCGCGCCGGGCTCGCCGATCTTCGGGTATCCACCCGACTCGATCGCGTCGTCGTTATTCGGCAGATACAGGATCATGTGCCCGCCGACCTTGAGAATCCGCCACCACTCCTTTAGCGCGCCCGAGAAGTCGTAGATGTGCTCGAGCAGATGCGAGGAAAAAACCGTATCCGCCGCGCCGTCGGCGAGGAATTCCATGCGCTCGCATGTCTGCACGGCGATGTCCGGCTTAACCTCGATGCCGAAGAGCTTCGCGTCGACCTTGTTGTCGATTCCGATCGCAACCGGATAGACCTTTTGCGGCCCGCAGCCGAGATCGAACACGCGGCCGTTCATATAGGGCACCAGGTCGAATCTCACCTTGCCCGATTCGTTGCCCTGCGGATCGTTCTGACGCCACATGGCCCGACTACCCCTTTTTCGCTGGCGCCTGGGGCGCTGCCGCGACGGACGAATGCGCCGGAACCGATGCGGTGACGGGCGCCTGAGTCGCCGGCTCGCTGTATGCCTCGACGTAATAGGACGATTTCAGTTCGGCGTACTCTTGGCCGGAAATCTCGTCCTGTGTCTTCGGCGGATTGACGATCGCGAGGATCATCCCCTCCGCGTGGTACTTCCCGCGGACACCGACTCCGCGAATCACTCTTGCTTTCGTTGCCATTTGTCTCTCTTCTCCTTCGCTGGGCGGGGCGCCCACGATGAGCGCCCCGCAACGCACTGCTAGCAGCAAGTGTTAGCTGATGAAACCCGTGCCTTGAGAGAACGCGGCGCCATAACGCACGCCGACGTCGACCGTGTACAGCGCACGGATGCCGATGATGCCGGCCTGGAACTGCGCGTACGGGTTCGCTTCGATCTCCAGCACGCCCCATTCGCCGATGACGACCTTGGAGAAGTCGCCAGCGAGCACGGTGCCCGAGCCGACTTGCAGGCTGGACATTGCCGGCGCGCCGACCACAGTCCCGTCGGAAATCATCCCCTGCCAGATCGGCGTGTCGGAGTTCGTGAACCTCGGTTTGCCCATGAGAACGCCAGCGACGGTCGGCGTGGTGACGTAGCCGAAGCCCGGAAAGAACGCGTTGCTCCCGGCGACGGTCGTCTGGAACCGGATCATGTCGGCGTAACTGATGGCCGTCGTGGTCCCCGGCGCCGAGGTGCCCACGCCGGTCGTGCTCATGATCCCGGTCGGCTGCCCCGCAGTGCCCGGCCCGGAGATTGCCGCCGTGTCGACCGCCAGCCCGATCACTTGGGCGAGGTCGCCGTTGATGATGGCGTCGGCGTTGTAGGCGGTCTGCAGCAGGAGCTGCCGCGAGACTTCGACGTATCCGCCGACAGTCTTCGGGATCAGTGTCATCTGGCCGACGGTAGGCGTGGACTCTGTGGCCGTTCCGGTTTCGTTGGCGAACCAGTAAGCCGTCGCCGAGCCGGTGAGCTTCGGCACCGACACCGAGCCGGTAAGGCCGGGCATCAGCGTCGCGCCCATGCGCATGACCACGCTGCGGTTGCGCAGCAGATCGATGAAGCCTTGCACTTGCGTGGCGACCAGGTAGCCGCCGAGCGTGTTCGTGCCGACGATCATGTCGCGCTGTCCGCGCGCCATCGCCATCGCTTCCTGCACCTCGACCGGCACGAAGAACGAGTGCTCGCCGGTCTGCTTGCCCAAGCGTGCAGCCAGCGCTTGGCTGATCTCGGCCTCGAACGGCGCGACCTTCGGCCAGCTCTTCTCGAAGTTCGCTCGGATGGCGCGCGAGATCGAATACTTCTTGATGTCGCCATCAGTCATGCCGACGCGCGACGGTTGCGAGGTCGTGCTACGCTTGGCGCGTTCGGCGATCATGGTGAGCGTCGACTGCGACGCCTCGTCGACCGTGATGCCATCGTCGACCCATTTCTGATGCACGTCTCCCGGCACGTCGTGGTTGCGCTTCAGGGCGTCGAGGCCCTTGATACGCAGCCGCTCGATCATCGTGCCATCGTTCGGCAAGTTCGTGGTCTGGAGACCTGTTCCGGCGGTTGCGCCCGCCGCGGCGGTAGATACGTCACTCATCGCGAGTCCTCTGGTATGTGCCGCGGGTGCGGCGGGTTGATGTTCGGCGTCTCGCACCGCCGTTGCTGCTTGCCCGCCGCTTGCTGCCGCGGCTGGCCTTACTCGTATGTCGCGCTCGGTGCCTGGATCGTCGCGCATCATGCCAACGCTGGTGACCGCTGGCAGCGGCGCCATGCTGAGCTCCATCGGCTCCCAGTCGGTAATGTAGTAGCCCTCGCCACCAGGCATTTCCTCGACGGCGTGGATGTCGTAGCCCACGCTGACGTTGCGCATACCCTGCTCGCTCATCGCTTGGCAGTCCTGCCCGCGCTGCGTATCGAAGAAAGTCACGCTCGCCCGGCCGTGCCGATCCGGTCCGATTGATGCCGTGCCCGGATCAACGATGCCGATCGGGTCATTCGCGTTGTGGTTGAAGAGATACGGCGCGCCAGCGTTGATCCGGCCCATGCGGACGTTGCCCGGTCCGTGGAGCAGGATTTCCTTGCCGAAGAAGCGGTCCACCGGCGTCTCGTTGGAGAACGACAGCGGGAAGGTGCGCGTTCCGGTCTTCGCCGTGGAATCGATCTGCGCGTATCGATACTGCCGGCCGATGCGAAGGGTTTTGTCGGTTGCCATGTCGTCTCCTTTAAGCGGCGAGTAGCGCCAACAGGTCGAGGTCGCGCCGGTCCATCTCGGCGACGCGAGAAACTACGGTTGTGCAGACGACAGCAGACGTCGCGACAGCGAAGAGCGCGGCACGTGATCTGATATCAGCGGTTTTCTTCAGAGCAAAGCGCGAACGCGCGGCAGCAAAGACGCGAACATTGGAGCGCACCGCCGGCGCGATCTGCTGCCGACTCGAAGCCAATAAGGAAACGGCGGCCCGTGACTGCCTAACCGCGACGATGCTCGATGCCGTCGAGGCCGCTATGGAAAACGCCGCTCTGCTCCGGGTCGCCTTGGCGCGGATGACGGTACTGGCAATGGCGGGAGAGAACGCGAGCGCAGCGAGACTCCTAACTTGGGCGCCAACTCTGGACTGCGAGTGCACTGATAGCGGCAGCCAAACACGCGAGCGGATGGCTCGGCCTGTCTCGACGGTGGACTGAACCGACAGGAATAGCCCGACGTGCGATACGAATGCGCGCACGACTTGCGGACGCGGCGAATACAGCGTCGGAACGAAGTATGGGAGCTTGAGTCTTCCGAGCCCGCCACTTGTGGCTGCAGCCGCTCCGCCTGCTCCTGCCGCCTGCATTCCGCCAGATCCAGAGAATGCGACGACACCGGAGGCAATTGATGACGCCACCGGAGAGAATGCGCCAAGGCCAGCGAAATCCACCGCACCGACGCCCGCCGCCGCTGTCTGCCCTTCGGCATCGAAAGCGCCCGCGCCGGCGAATGTGACCGTGCCCGAGGCGAAGGTATGGCCGACTGGGGCGAAGGAAGCCGCGCCGGAGAACGCGGTGGAGGCGCTGGCTAGAGTCGCGCCTCGCGCATCGAACGCGGCCGTGCCGGTGAAGGTAACCGCGCTCCCACTTGATGTTTGGCCGGCCGCCGACATTGATCCCATGCCGGCAAATGCTATGCTGCCCTTGTAGAGTATCTGCCCAACCGGAGCGAAGCTTGAACTGCCAGCGAAGCTAATGGCGCCATTGGCGAGCTCCGCGCCGATGGGCGTGAACGTACCAGATCCGCCGAGCGCGGACGACGCCTTCGCAAGCTCCTTGCCGACAGCAGATAAATTGCCGGCGCCCGCAAAGGCAACGCTTCCTTTCGCGAGTTCCTTGCCGACAATGGTGAAAACAGATGTCCCGGAGAAAGCGGCGGATGCGGCTGCATCCTGTTTGCCTACCGCGGACAGCGAACCCGATCCGGAAAAGGCTACGGAGCCAGAGGCGCTTCCTGAAGATACTGCGAAATACTTGCGCCGCACGTATGGCAGCGCGTCCTGCCACGGGTTGTCGGCCCAGGCTTCGAGTTCTCCGCGCGACAGGGAGCTGGCGAATACCCATTGGCGCATGGTGTAGGTTGGGCAGCCGCCAGAGGTGTTGCGACCGCTGGCGACCCATGCGGTTATGCTCTGCGTCGATGAATCGGCTGTCGCAGAGTTCGTGACATCGACGCCATCCTTCCAAAGCGTTGCGTTGCTGCCGTCGCGGACCGCGGCGTAGACGTGAATTTTGCCATCGACAATCCCGGCACCCGAGGCCGAGTCCGCGCAAATCTTAATGCCGCCGTTATACTCCCAATAGGCCAGCCTACCCGCGCTATTCGATTGCCCCTTCGTCTGGTTGAATGCCAACGCGGCCTGCGCGAAACCGGCGCCGCCGCTCTCGTCGCCTAGCATCATCGCATGCTTGCGCACAGACTCCGATAGCGACCCGCCAAGGAACATCAGCGTGTAGTGCTGCGTCGTCGCCGCACCGAGCGGCGCATATGGATAGAAGATCGACGAATTGCTGACGTATTTCCAGACGAGCCCCGAATACGGCGAGTCAGCGGATGCTGGATTGGCGACTCTGACAATATTTCCGGAAGCAAGCGGAGTACCGCTGCTCGACGTGCTTTGCTGAGCCAGATAATTATGCGGGTACGCCGAGCGTCCGTCGATGTTCATGCCCGGCGCAGAGGTGAACACAAGGCTGCGATTCAGCGCATGATTAAGATCAACCTCCAACTCGCCGCCGATCGGCTGGCCGCGAAACCTCCTGCCCCGAGTGAAAACGGTTGACATCTACACGCCCTGCAAATCGGTGCAGTACGCTTTCAGCGTCCAATTGGCGCTGATCGTCTGCCCGCAACGATTGATGATGGCTAGCGTGTAGAGGTTCGGCTTAAGCAGCACGCCGGTGATCGCGAAATAGGTATCGGTGTTTGTGCTCGGCGCCTTGGCCGCGTAAAAGGACCCGATCCGATGATTTGGCGGCGCGTAGCTTGACGAGCTCGTGGTATCGATTTGCGGCAAATTCGTCGCATCCAGCTTCGGCAGCGCGTACAGGTCCGCCATGACCTTGCCCGCGACGATACCGGTCGCTGTAGCCACTTGGCAGATCAGTAGGAAATCGGCATCGGTAAGCAGGCTCGCATTTCCAGCGGAACGCACATCAAGATCGGTGCCGGCTGCACCATACGTTCCATCCGCAGTGCTCGCTCCTGCCGTGGTCAGCGTAACTGCGGTCTGGGTTGCCCAATAGAAGTTTACGGTCGCCATCTCACCATCCCATCGCGAGCGCGACCGTCGCCGGATCGAGAGCTTGCCCGAGAAGCGTCAGCGCCGGCAGATTGCCATCGTTCTGCATCAGAAACGACCCATTGACCGCGGCGCCGTTTGTGAACAGAGCCTCAAACTTCGTCGCAGCGCGAATCGCCAGAGCATTGAGTGCGGTCAGGGTCGCGCCAGCCGCGAAGATTGAGGCAAATCCAGCGCGCACGGTAGCCTGCGTAGCATCGACAACCGGTGCTTGGGTGAGCAGGATCAAACCGTTCTGCTTGATCGCCGTCAGTCCCACGAATTCACTCATGCCGATGACCGCGATAACCGACGCGACCGACACATCGTTGCGCCACACGTTAACCGCTCCAGTCCCCGCGTAGAACGCGGCGACCGCCGGAGCGTCGTGCGTCGTGCGCGCGGCGGCGAGAGATGCCTGCCCGTTGATGTCTGCGGCAAGCGTGGTTCGTTGAGCGGAGGTGAGGTTCATGGCCGCGCCCTATTGAATCGTTACGGCGTCGACGAACGTCGTCAGGTCCGTCGTGGCCTGCCCGGCGAACGAGATCGTATGAGGTCCGTCGGCAGCGATAGCGAACGGGATCGAGTAGGCGGTCCAAATTTGGCTGCTCGGCGGCGTCACGGTCGCGCCGATCTGCGCGCCGTCGAGCGCGACCGTTACCGCGTTCGGACCTTGCTGTGGCCGCGCGCTCGCCTTGAACGACAGCGTGTAACTTCCGGCGGCGAGCGTCACGGTTTGCGATACGGTTCCCATCATCTGCACGAAGGCGCATTGAACCCCATCCGGCGCGGGCGCCGGGTGAAATGCACTGTTGTTCGCCGCGACCCCGCTATTCCCGGAGAAGACCCAGAATGCGCCCGCCGATCGATACTGATAACCGCCCGAGAGGAACGGGGATTCGAAGCTCGCGTTCGCCAACTGCGTCGGCGGCGGAGCGCCCTGGTCGTTGATCGTCATGAGCAGTGACGCGTTCGCCGTCGCCGAGACCGAATCCGTCACGGTGAACAACACCGTCGATTGCCCTGAGGCAGTCGGCGTCCCTCCGATGTTCGCTCCGGACAGCGCTAGGCCCGCCGGTAGCACCGCTGCATTCCAGGAATACGGCGGCGTCCCCCCTGTCGAAGCCAGCGTCTCCGAGTAAACCGTCCCGACGGTTCCAACCGGGAGCGATGCCGTCGCGACCGCGAGCCCTGGGGGCGGCGCAGTCCCGCCGCCGCCGACATTCTCGACGGTCCACTCGTCTGCGGCCCATTGAATCGTTTTCCCTGCCTCGCCATTGCCGACGACGGCGATCGATCCGCGGCTTACATCGGCAAATACCGAAAGCGTCCACGCCGATGCAGAAGCGTCCGAGAATTCAGGCGTTACGGTCGCACCGACGAGGACTACCGATGCCGCGCCCACGCCGCGCCGTGCCAGCGCCTTGAAGTCCCAACTTTTGCTCGCGCCGGTTGCCAGATCGCGAGCGACGACACTTCCGCGCAAGCGCATGCTTCCGTTGTCCGGTACGACCATAACCGTAATGTTCGGGGAAATTCCGGCGCCATTGTTCGAGGACGAAAGCTGCATGGATGCCGCTCCGACCGTAGTCGCGCGAACCATAAGTTCGATTCTCTGCGCGTCGCCGACGCCGCGTCCGCAATCCCCGTCACACGAAAACGCGCCGATGGCATATGCGCGAGCGCCGCGAATCGCGCGGTCGTTCGCTTGATGACCCATGACCCTGCCTTGCATGCCGTTGGAGAAGTTGGCCCAGCCCTCGCCCACGCCGTTGTCGTGCATGACCCAGACGCCCTGCCCGGTGACGTGGGAATCAGTCCCGAAGGCGTTGTTGTTCCGGCCGAGCGCAGAGCCTCCTCCATCCTCGCGCGAGCCGATGCCCCAAACGAAGCCGCCCTGCCCGGCCGAGGTCGAGCCGGATCCACCGACTCCGGTGTAGCTTCCCGGAGCGCTGTTCGTCCCGACGCCGTTGAGGTTGACGCCCTGTCCGAGCGCCGACGCTGCGAACGCGGCGAACAGGAACGCGGCGAGCTTCATCCCAGACTCGCCCTTCCTATCAACTTCGCGGAACCTGCAACCGTTAGCGTCGGCCGCGAGACCGGACGCATCGCCATCGCTTCCACGATGTCGGCGAGTGTTGCTTGCCTCAACTCTGGATCACGGATGACCTCGTTCAGGATCGCCTGATAATCGCCGCTGAGACGTGCCGAATAGAGGGTGGGCGTTTTGTCGATCTTCGTGCGCAGCAGGACGAGGTTGACGGCAACGGAGACTGATGGAGAGCGCCCGAGCGCAGTCTGAACGTCGGCGGCGGACACTTTCATTCCGGGCGGCATCCAAGTGTTTATGGTCTCGGCTATCGCCGCGCAGTCGCCATTTTCGCGAGCCTCGTTCAGCGACCACATCTTGAAGATAAGGAGGCGCAGGAGCGCGATGCCTTCCGCGTTCATCTAAGCCTCCGCGATTGAGGTTGCCGTCGTCAACTGCGGTGTGACTCCTGACGACACTGCCAAATTTGGAGACACCGGACCAAAGTAAAGACTCTTCCCCGCGCTCGCCGTATTGTCCGTCCCGAGCATGGCATAGGTCTCCGTCTCGCTGCCGCCGGTCGCCGCCGGGAAACTGCATGTCGCCACAAGCACCGATGATTGCGCGCTCGCTGCCGTGAAGCCTCCGGTCGTGCGCGCTATCGCGACGCGCGCATAGGATGTGTAGGCCGCCTCAGTCGTGGTCTGACTCGAGCTTGCCGAGAGCGTGCCAGTCGACAGCCCCATGATGAGGTTCGTCAGCGGCCCACTGCCAGCGTTATCTGCAATGTTCGCGATTGCCGTCGCATTCAACAGAAGTTTGAGGTAATCGTTGATGAATGTATTGCCCTTGCCGGTTGCCATGTCTCTCGCTCCTTGTTACGCGGACTGATCGCCCGCGAGCGAAAGATCGACCGACACCGCGATCTGATCGCCATCGTTCAAAATGTTCATCGGGCCGCCTGGGAGCGGATCGAACCAGCGCAGTTTTCCATCGCTGTTGCGCGTGACGTAGTAGCCACGAACGACGCCAGCCGGACCGGAGAAGCGCCACTCCTGCTTTGGGTAGGATGCGAGCATGGGCGCCCGCGACATATCCCAGCCCTTTGCCCGCATGGGCTTCGCCGCGTATCCGCCGCCTTCAGCTTCCTGAAAATCGGCAGCGGTCGGCGAGACGCCTGGATCGTTGATATAAAGCCTGATCGTGCACGGGTCGCGCAGAATATCCTCGAGCATATCGGCTTGACTTGCTTCGGGTACGATTGCCGTCATGCGCTTTTCCTTTTCATGCGCTTCGCGTCTCCGTTAGCGTCACGCTCTGTGATTTCAAAATCGCCGCGATTGGTGCGGATGACGCGGGCCAGTCGGTTGTCGTCGCGCTCCAATATCTCCGCTTGATCAAGTTCGCTGCGCTGTGGCATTTCCAGATGGATTTGCGGCGCAGCCACTTCTACCTTCACGTCTGGCGTATTCACGACCACGGGCTGCGGCGAGATGTTCACGACCGGCGCCTTCATGTTCGACACCGACAGCGCGAGTTCACGTTGCGCGCCGGCAACCTCGGTCAACGCCCGTGCATAAGCATCGCCAGGCGTCGCGCCGTCGCTGGCGCTCGCCGCATCGGCGTTCGGATTCGCCGCAGGATCGGGAAGCGTGGCGTCACTCTCGCGGCCCTCAAGAATCACGCCGGGGTCGGTCGTGACGGTGATGCCCTTGGCCTCTGCATCGGCGTTCTCTTCGGCGATCTCGGTCCAAATCTCGTCGCGGTCGGCGCCGTCGGCGGTCGCGGCGATAATGCGCGCGGTCGAGATGAATCCGGCCCGGCGCGCATCCTTGTACGCCTGGACCTCTTTGACCGGGTCGATCCATCCCCATCCGCGCGGCTTGAACGAAACCGCCTCGAACTTCGAGGGCTGGGCGAGGTAGTCGGAAACGCTCACCGATTGAATGGCGCGCGCATAGATGGCCTGCTGGAGCCATTCCCGGTGCAGAGGCTCGCGGAAATTGCGGATGAAGAACTGCTGAAACACGCGCCAGAGGTCGCGATCGTCGAGGAGCGCCAGCCTAGAGCTGGAAAAGTTCGACTGTGAATAATCACGCGACAGCGACTCGTAGGACACGTCGGCGCCGGCGGCGACCTCGCGCAGCATCAGGCGCATGAACGGGTCCATCGCCGAATTCGGCCGGTTCGGGTTGTGCTCGTTCCAGAGTTCACCAGGGGCCAGCCGCGGCACCGCGCCGGGCGCGAGCTCGAACTCTGGCACGCCACCCTCAGCCGCCGGTCCGTCGGCCATACCGCTTTCGTCTGGCGTGGTGATGATGCCCATGTAGCAGGCTGCGGCGCGGGCGGCGACGATCTCGGCCTCGCTGTAGCCGTCCATGTCGTTGAGCCGGCGCATGGCGGTATGCAGCCACGGCTCGCCGCGGGTCTGCGGCCAGCGCGAGATGATGTAGAGGTGGAAAATCTGCTCGGCCGGCACACGCTCGAGCAGGTTCGGGTCCGGGCCGGCATAGCGGACCTCGCCCGGGTGGAATCGCCGGATAAAGAAGCCGGTCGGACGACCGTAGACATCGCGGTCGACGCCCATGCGGTAGAACTGCGAGCCGCCGGATACCGGCGTTACGGCATCATCGGCAAGGCGCTCGCCCTCGATGACCTCGATCGCGAACGGCACCTTGCTTGAGCCGAAAGGCTGGTAGTGCTTCCGTAGCACGATCTCGCCGGCCTCGACGATCTCGCCGAAGGCCATCCGCTCGAGATCGCAGAAGTGGAGCTTCCCGCCGGTGTGACAATTCTCAGCGCGGGTCCAGTCGTTCCACGCCGCCGAGATGTCGGCGTTCACCGGCTTGATCTGGTTGCCGCGCTGGTTGACTACTTTCGGCTCCATCTTGATGCCAGAGCCGATGGTGTTGTTCACAATGACCGTCTTCGCCCGCTTGGCATAGGGCGTGTCTCGCACCAGTTGCCGCGACCGGTTGCGGAGCGTGGTCAGACTCGACCAGAGTTCCGAATCCGAGCTGCCGGTCTGCGCCTGCCAGTTCGCGGTCAGGCGGGTTTGCAGCGCCGCTCCGTACATGCGCTGCCCGCGGCGAGGTGCGGCCGGCGCTTGGCGCGCCGCGACATTGCGCTCGATCATGGCGCTCGCGCCGGGCGAGAACAGGGGCTCGTCAAACTTCATGTGATTTGCCCGAATCGCACGTAGGCGTTACGCCCCTTGCGCTGGCCGGCCGGTAGAGCGGCATCCTCTTGCCTCGCGACCGCTTGCGCGTAGTCGTCGCGGAGCATGAGCAAATCCTTGATCGGCGTGCGCCAGAGTTCGCGCCCGGCAATCTGGTAGCGTTCCTGATCCTTGCTCGCGCGGCTCTCGATGACCGCCTCGATTGCGTCCAGGATGCGGCGTTCCTTTGACCGCGTATCCTGCGGCGCGTCCGGCGTGTCGAACACGTTGGCGAGCACCTCCGTCGTGCCGGTTCCGACCGTGTGCCGCTCGTCGCCGTTCGCGACTTGCGCCGCCCAGCGATAGAAGCCGGCAGGGTTGTCCGTGGTCTCGGCAGATGGCACGTTGATCGCGAAGAAAGCGCCGTCTGCGGTGGCGCTGAAGCTGAACGCCTTGACCGCGTTCTTGAACACGTAGGAGAGCGTCCATGTCGGCGCCGGGTAGTTCGCTGCCAGGTCCTCGCGCCTCCATTGCCACGTGTCGCCGGCGCGGACCTGCGTCGGCTCGTGCTTGAGGATGGCGGTCATTGATCTCGCGCCAGCCAAGCGGCGCGTCGCTCAATTTCCTCCTGCGGCGCCGGAGCGAAGCGAGCGCAGCCGCAGCCCTGACATACGGCAAGCCTGCCTTGTCCGCTCGCATCCCAGCCGCGAGCGCCGCGTTCGTGCCTGCTGCACCAAAGCAAACAGACAATCCGCCGGATCATCGGGCTCGCGCGCGCGCCAAAGTCTTCGTCCAAGGCGCGATCGACGAAGCGGCTTCCAGATGCGGTCGGAATAGGAAAACGGTCGGTCATGTGACCCTCCCCGAGCTGATCGACACAGGCAAATCGCGGAAGACTTCGAGATGCTCGCCATTGCTGGCGTCAACCTCGGCCTTCAGACGGTAGCGGCTGCCGTCCATGCCGCCGGTGCCGAGCGAGGTCACCGTCAGGTCCGCAACCGCTCCCGTACCCAGCGTCACGTCGCCGATGATCCCCGTCCCGGCCACAACCGAGTCAACGGAGAGCGTCGGATTCGAGAGCGTCACGCCGGATACGGCCTTGGCGGCGAAATCGAAAGTGAGGAGTCGTATCTCGTCAGGAGTTTTCGCGTCGAATGCCATGATCCCTCCTCAGTGCGCCGACGCGGTTGCTTCGGCTAGCGCGCGCTGGAACTCGCCTGAAAACTCGCGGTTGACCGTTTGCTGCGCCACGTAGCCGAAGTCCAGGCGGATCGGGTAGTGCGCGCTCTTGACAAAGATCAGGATCGGTTTGATCGCCGAGCCGCGGGCGAAGCCAAAGCGCTGCCAGACACCGAGCGGCAAGCGGTCTCCTGGGCTCCCGACGAAGTATTCGAAGCCGAGCTGCCGCTTGGTGCCACGAGCGAGCTTCGCTTTGCGCTTGTCGGTGATGTTGGAGAGAAAGCCGTGGTAGCCGATCTCCGGCCTAAACGCGCGGAAGTACGACAGAATTTGCACAATCTGCGATGTCGCCATGTTGCCGTAGGCGTCCATCTTCGCGGCGGCTCCCGGGACTGCGAAATAGCCGTCAGGAAGCGCGCCAACCGAGCGCAACGCCCGCTCGAATCGCTTCAGCCGCCGTTGACCGCCGGAGATCTCCGGCGTCAGGTACTTATCGGCCGGCGTCCCCTTGCTGGTGTCGTACTTGAGCCAGACGACGGCTTCGAGATTCTGCTTGGTCGCGCCCTTCGCGTAGAGCGAGTTCAGCGTGTACGGAGTCGGGCGGTCGAAGACGTCGACCATCTCCTTGTACTCGGCGTCCTTCACTTTCACGGCGGTACGAGTGAGAGCAACCGCGGTCGCGAACGGCACCTGGTCGCGGCGCGCGTTCAACTGCCGGATGGTGTCCTGCACGTTGCTGGAGATGCCGATGGAGATCATTGAAAAAAATTCAGCGCGCTTCGCCGAAGACTAGGGAGGAGGAGCCCAAAGCGAAACCTCGCGCGCTGACCTGGAGATGAACTAGGCGTCGGGAGTGATAGTGCCGAACGTCCCGGAGCCGGTGGTCGCGTCGCCGGGGATGACGCTGACGACGTCGACGAAGGTGACCGGAACGACGCCATCACCCAAATCCGCATCGCCTGCGACGGTCAGATTGCACGCGCCGAGATTGTCGAGAACGTGAACGCTGGCGGTGAACGTTCCATCGCCATTATCGGCAACCGCGCCGACAGAGTCGACGACGCTCGCATTGTCTGGCGTGACAGTCGGCAATCCAGCCGACGTATCGACCTTGGCGTCCTTGCCCTTCGCATCCAGGAATTTGAACGTGTAGCTGGCGGTTCCCGGTACTTCCGTGTCTTTCGCGGTCAGTGTCGACATGTGCGTTCCTTTCGCGCTGAAAATGAACCCTTTAAAGCGGAAAGTCGCATCGTGCAAGCCACGCTTGCGTGGCGCGAGCCAGCCGAGCAGAAAACGACGGATCGCTTCACAAGGATCGTCGTCATGCCCCTCGCATCCATGCACCGCTAAAGCCCCCGACCCGCGACTACCGCGCGTGCGGGTAGCGTAGGACGAAACCTGACCAGCTAAAGCGGTGTTTGTTTGCTCTTTGCAACAAGTCGCGCCGCGCGCCAGCTTTCTACGCGCCGCCGGAGTTGCGCGGGCAGGCGGGAGAGGATGTCGGCAATAGCCCTATCGCGGGTCGGCCGCCCCTGCCCTTGGAGGATGTTTCGGATGTGCTGCCCGGAGTAGCCGAGTAGTTCGCCGATGCGCTGCGGATTGATCCCGATCGCCTGCAGGGATTCGGCAAGGTCGGTGAGTTCGCGCTTTCGGTTCATTGACCAGCCATCCGTTCCCACGGAGCCTCTGGAGGGATTAGTCGCCCCATTACCGAAAAACTGAGCGCTGCCGAAGTTGCGACGTTCACGCAGGTTTGTGTTATCACACACCAGCCGCCGTACATTTCTCGGTTGCAATCATCATCAATCTCGATGCAGATTTGAAGTCTATCTTCGGCGCAAAACGCGGCATTGATCCAGTCGAACACCGCAGCGAAATCATTTTCGGTGCTCGGACCCAGAGAAAATGAGCCGTTGATACGGCCAGCAGGCTGAAACTCCACGGAGAGAGTGTAGGTCGGGACCTTGCGAAGCGGTTCGCCATCCCGGCCTATCGTTACCCGGACACTGTCCATAAATCCTCCTCACCACCGGTTTATGAACCCGCCGCGACGAGGCGCTTGCAAATGGCGTCGTTGCGGCTGGATGGGGACCTCTTTGGGTGGCTCTGGAGCCACATTCTCGCCGTTGGAAGGCGTTTCGGACCGCTTGGCGATAGTCAATTTCCTCTCGTAGGAGCGCCACTTCGCTTCGGTCGCAACGTTGAGACGGAGCCAGGGATGAGCGGTTATCGCAGTGCAGTAGCCAAGAGTGTCTCCAGCTTCGTTGCGTTTCTTCTTCGGGTTGATCCAGCGCCGCTTTACCTTGTCGTATATCTCAGCGGTGATCTGGCGGAAAAATTCTGCGCCAAGGCCAAGCGCAAAATGAATCTTCCGACGATCCGAGTCTGCGCGCAGCTTGGAATCAATGACGGACTTCACCGCGTCGGTGCCGACGAGCCAGAGTTCCGCACCCTTCCTCACGACCTTACCGTTGGCGCGATAGTCAACCTTGCTCGGGCGCATTTTCAACATTGTCGGCAGCGGATGCGACGAGCCCTTAAGCGCCAGTACCCCTTCGCTGCGATGCTCGCGCGCATAGGCCACGACGCGGTCGGAGTGATGGCCGCCTGAATCGATGCCGGTAAGCGAAACGCCAATTTCGCCACCAAGAGGATGCGGCCATTTCCGGCGCCGATACTCGGTCAGCCTCTCCCACGCCTCATCGAGATTCGGATCGCCTGGCGACTCGAAATAATCAATCGTCCACTGCTGGCGATCGCGGCCGAACCCGCACAAGTGCACGGCGAGCCGATCGCCTTGGGTATCCACGCCGATCGTGAGCACAAGCGCGCCCGCCGGAATCTCCCCGACCGGCAAGCCTTCGGCATCCTCTAGCGCCGCCGCGGAAACGCCACCAGCGCGTTCCGGCTTCCACGCTTCGCCGAGCGAGGTATTCACCCAGACGCGGAGCTTCTCCGGATCATCCTTCGCTTCCAGGAACTCGGTGACAACGTCGGAAAACGACCGCCACGGAGAATGGAGTTCGTTAATGTGGAAGCCGGCGACGCCGCGGAACGGCGCGGTCGCTCGCCACTTCCCGGCCGCAACCATCCTGTCGCGCTCAGTTTCGTCGATGAGCGTGCCGCAACCTAAGCAGGCGTAGGCGGCGTCAGAGCCATCGTCTTTGGTCCACTTCACTTGCTTCCATTCCAGAACCTGTTCGTGCCCGCATCCGCAGGTGACGAAGAAGCGCCGCTGGTCGCTCGCCTTGTACTCCGCGTCGATCCCGACATCCTCGTCGGTCGGCGTCGAGAAAAGACCGATACGGCGATTCCAAAAGTTGTTGGTGCGCTTGATCGCTAGTTTTACCGGGTTGCCCTCCGCGCCAGCGGATATCGGAAACCGGTCGATCTCGTCGCAGAGGAGCACGCGGATCGGCCGCGACGCGAGCGAGGCCGGAGAGTTCGCGCCGGCGATCGTCAGGTGGCCGCCGATGAATCGCTTGTGGAGCAGCGTGTTCCCGGAATCGCGCGAGCGGGCGTCGGCGACTTTCTCGCGCAAGCAAGCGGTATCGCGGAACATCGGCGCTAGCCGGTCCTTCGACATCGTCTCGCCCATGTCTAGAGTCGGTTCAACGAGTAGGATCGGGCTAGCGTCTTGATCGATGTGAAAGCCGACGATGTTTTCGATGATCGATGTCGCCCCGACTTGCGCTGATTTCTTAAATACAATCCTCCGGTTCCGCGCATCGGAGAACGCATCCATGATTCCGCGCTGATACTCGGCGCGCGAGGTGCGCCACTGGAACGGTTCCGGCGAAGATTCGCTCGACAAGCGCCGGTTCGCGTCCGCCCACTCGCTCACCGTCTGATTTGGTGGCGGGCGCAGAATCTGCCGCGCCGCGCGCTCCATCTCGTCGAGAATAGAGGCTTCGTTCACAAAGAATATTTCGCCGCCAAGCGCAACTCTTTTGCCGTGCGGCGTAATTCCTGATACCACTCGCGCGATTCATCATCGGCCCAGGTGCGTTTCCCCGACAGCCCGTTCTCACCGAAAACGCAGTTCTCGCCAAATGGCGCGAAGTTCGTCTCTCTAAGCGCGGCGGCTTCTTGATCGAGAAGGGATGCGGCGTGTCGCAACAGTTTGCAGTTATCGGTCATGGCTTCAGCCATTCGAAGTGAAAGCAGAAGCGCATCCAATCTCCGATCGTCACGTCGGTCAGGGTAAGCAACCGCGCCGGAAGAAATGCTATCACCCCAAACGCTATGAAAATGAACGCAGCGAGCGGCCACATTAACGCCAAGAAAATGCATCGAGCCGACCAAAGAAGGGCTAAAACTAAAGCGTCAACCATTCGCTAACTCCGTCTCGTCGAGGATGGCGGATTCAGACACGTCGCTGACGACCATTCCTACGCGGTTGCGGTTCCTTGGCGGCTGCGTCGTACATTGTTCGCCAGATTGCGGTGAATCCTCCAGGGAAATTCCACCAGCATGGAGCACCATTAACCGCGCCTTGGGATGGGCTTGTTCTAGGCGACCGATCAAGTACCGCTCGCAGCATTTCTCGCGTCGGCTCTCGCGGTATTTTTCTGACCCTCGGAGAGTCAGACATCGGCCAACTCCGTCAACGCTTCGTGAATCGCCCTCTGGAGCTCCGCCTGCGCTTCGGCGGCACGACCAGGCGCCGCAATCCTCGGTGCCAGCGTCGGAGGAATCGTCAGCAAGCGAGCCTTGAAGGCGGCGCACATCTTTCCCCATCGCTCAGTCGTCGGAGCGACCCGAACGAGCTCGCCCGCCATCTCGCCGGCCTCGAGCTCCGCAACGTCGGCCTGCGCCTTCGTCAGCCGATCCTTGTGCCCCTTGTCGGAGCGCTTCTTGAGCCATTCGCCGAAACCTGCCGCCGGATATTCCCCAGAGCCAGTGCGCGGCGGGCCATCTCCGTCAACGTCCATTTGCTGCACGCGGCGCTTGGTAATGCAAAGGATTGCGGATACCTGGGCCTGCGTCAGGGCTTCGCTCATAGCAGTGACAAAACCTTGGCGCCTTTGGCGATGTTTTCCTTCGCGCTAAGTGGCCGCAAGTTCGATAGTGCCCACGCTGCGCGAGTACCCTCCAACGTCGTCATGTCGAACAGTTTGCGCGGGATGATGTGGTCGCCAGCGGCCCTGCGTCTGGCATGCCAGAGTTCCATCCTTCGTTTGTTCTCACAGGCTCGACATTTACCAGAGCGACCATCCGAGTTTTGGCTAACGAGATGAAAAGAGCTAAGTTCCTTTACCTCGTTACATTTCTTGCATATCTTTGATTGAGAACGAAACTCGTTTATGCTTGGCGCTAATTCATTCAAGGGGTTAGAATTACCCGATAACTTGCCTAGGCTGGAAGGACCCGAAAACACATCGTTGGCACGCTTCATGCCTTGGCCCATCCTTTGAGCGCGAGGTCGAGTGGGCCGGCGTCGTAGCTCGGCTTGCGGAATTGATTGACCTCAGCGGCCGGCAACAGGCCATCGCGTTTGAGTCTCCATCCTTTCACGATCTTGGCGCGACAAGTCTTGCAGTAGGTGTCTGGCCGATCGAGGAATGACGGTAGCGCAGCCTTGCACCTCGAGCACTTGCGCTCGGTAGTCATGCGCCTTCGCCTTGTATGGCGGCGCGTTCGGCGTGGTCTTCAGGGTCTTTCGGTACTCGGCTCACCAATGCTTTGAGGCTCTGGAAACCTTGCGGCGGTGGCGCGGGCTTGGTCGCGTAGGCGCGACCGGAGAACGGCGGGAAGTGGCGGTGGCAATACCACGGTCCTGGGTGTGGTTCCTTGCCATCGCCGCCGCGGGTATTCTCGGTGAGTATGCCGAGCTCGGAGCAGTTGGCGCAGAGGATGACGCGTTGCGGAACGATGGGCTTGCCGGATGACCCCGGTTCGCTGAATCCGCAGTGAGGGCACGATGCACCGTCGACCGGCTTGAAGCACTTCGGGCAGTCACGCATCCTGACACTCCTTGCGGATCCAGTTCCGCCATGTGGCGAGCCAATCGAGGCGGGTGGCGTCTTTGGGTTTGGCGATCCAGTAATCGCGGAATGCGAGGCTTATGCGCACCGCCCGTTGGGGATCGAGATGGTGGACCTTGACCGCCCAGTCCTTCCACTCGTCCGGTAGTCGCCAGTCCGTAGGTAAGCGCGTAGCGCGCACCAGACGTTGACTTTGTTTCTCTTCACTTCGCTTCGCTTCAACAACAACAACACTTCGCTTCGCTTCAGGTAACTTAGGTCCGACTTGAGACTGACCACGGTCAGACCGCAGTCCGACTTCAGCGATTAAATCCTTGATTTCGTTATCCTCGATTTCTGTTGGCGGGCGCGGGTGCTTGCCTCTGAGATAGCGGATACGCTGTCTCGAACGCGGTATATGTACGTACCGCTTGCCGTCCGCTTCGTAGATTCGGACGAGGTCATGGTCGGCAAGCTCGGCGAGGATCGTGGCCGTTGCGGCCTCGGTCACGACCCGTCCCATCATGATCGATAACGCGGTGGCGGTTGCTTCGGAATTGCTTAGGCTGTCGGATGAAAGCAGGAGATGGAAGAACGTAAGCTTGGTAGTATCGCTCGAAAGACTCACATAACGATGCGATCGCAATATTTCGTCACGAATTAGCTTGTCTGACAAGGGTGCCTCCCACAAGGCAGGTTGATGGGGTGCCGGTAGCGCCCGTGTGGGCGGGAGCAGGCGCGGCAGGAGAAACGGGGCGTCCCGACTCCCACAAATCGCTCTTCCCGGCGTTTGAATTGTAAGACTTGCGCCGACACTGGATGGCATTTCCGACAGACGGCAGCGGTTGTCTAGAACAGGAGCTTCGACGCCGCGGCGGCCGCAATCGCGACCAGCCACACCCAGACGACCGCCGTCCCGAAGTCGCGCTTGAGTTGGCTCACGCGACGCGCTCCCAGAGCCGGCACGGACTACCAGACTCGCCGATCTCCGTCTTACCGGTCGGCCTGATCGTTCCCTCGCGCGTGACGTTGCCGAACTCGTCGCGTTTCTGCTCCATCTCCCCGAGGCGGCGCGCGACCTGCACATGCGTGAGCCCGGTCAAGCGGGCAATCGTGTAGCAGGTCATCGGCCGGTAGAGCACGCCAAGGATCGACTCGCAATGGTCCTGCGCGAAATGCGCGGCCCGAGCTGCGGCATCGCGGGACGTGATCGCGTCGCCCGTTCGCGCCCGCGGAATAATGCTCGATCCCGATTGAATGTGCGGTCGTTCCATCGCCTACCCCCGTTCTCGCGCGGCCCCCGCGCGTCCTGCGTTTACGCCGTATGACCCTCGTTCGTTTGCGCCTGCCGCTGCTTCTGGCGGAACTGTTGCTCAAGCAGCGATACCTGAACGTCGCGCAGCGCGCGTTGCGCTTCGCCGTGCCAAGCAAGCGCGGTGCTGAAGTTCTCCATTGCGGCCTGCTCGCCCATTTCCTTAACGCAGCGCGTGAGCAGGATCAGTCCCTCGGAGTGGTCCATTTAGGCCGCCCTCCGTCGCCGCTGTACCAGCACGACCGCCGCTTGCTTGTCGGACCAGCGCTTCGTCGCGTAGGGCACGATCGCGAATGCTAGGTAGAGGCACATGCCGACCCACTCGCGCCTGTAAGCGAACACGACGGCATCGAACAGCAGGAAGCCGAATGTGAATGGCAACAGGTCGATGTCGCGGGCGGTCATGCGAACCTCACAAGGCAAGCCGCGGGCACGAACGTTATGGCAACCAAGTAAGCAGCTATAGCGATGTAATCATTGTGAACTGATAATTCCACCGCGGAACACACGTAAGCGGCTGCGACAAGGTGCCAACTGAGAGCGCGTTTGGTCATGCTCGCGGCCACTTGACGTCGGCGAGCGCTGCGATCGGCGGCTGTGGCGCGCGGCCGATTGAGAGCAGGCAGACGAGCATGACGCCAAAGAATCCGCCGAGCGAGAATGCGAGCAGGAGCCAGGGCCAAGCGATCATCGTCATAGCGGTATCGCCCTGAACAGGTCATCAAGCGAGCGGCAGACGAACGCGATGCCGCCCGCAGTCTTGACGACGTCGAGGAACGATTCCTGGGCTTCGGTCAGTACGCCGGTCGAACTCTTGCACTCGCAGGCGATGAACCTGCCGCCCCAGAGCGCCGTTGTCTGCCCGATGATGTCCGAGCACCCGACGAAGCCAGAGCGGAACGGACGATCGCTGTCGAGCATGACGAAGCCTGAATTGAGCCGCCTTCGCCAAGCGATTTTCGGATGCTTGGCCATCGCGGCGAGCACGGCGGACATAACCTGCGCCTCGGTCGCGTTGTAGTCGCGCTGCGAAGTCTGGATGCGACCGCGATCGTCGAAGTCGGTCTCGCGGAAGCGCAGCGCGGCGGTGCGGGCGCGGCTCACGCTGGCACCCCTTCCGGCATCCGCTCCGTCCCGCGCTCGACGCTATCGGTCGAGGGAGGCGCGAGGGGGATCAGGCAGGGAGTCGCGACGAGAATGACCGGTTGATCGGGAATCTTGACCGCGTAGCAGCGCTGCCCGACGATGCCGAAGCTCGACTGCTCTAGGCTCACCGTGGTGACCGTGCGGCCGAGCAAGTGGCGGCCGAATTCCCAAGATGCGAGCGGGAACGGGCCTTGGACCACCATACAGATGGTCGAAAGCGGAATCATGCCGACTTCGACGGCTCGAGAATCGCGGGATCAGCCCTCAGTTCGCCCTTGGTGAGTCGCTCGAGCTGCAATTGACGCAGCGGCGGCACATCGTCGCCCCAGTCCGCGATGGATGGAGGACGGATACCTAGGGCTCGCGCAAGGGCTGCTTGACTGCCAAAATGCTCGATTGCATCTTCGGTGCGCATGGGATTGGATTCTTGCCGTCAGCGCGTGGCCTGTCAATAGGCTAACCTACCGTTCGTCGGAAAGTTAGGGCGACCTATTGACGCACGCATAAAGGGGCGCCTAATATTCGCCCATGCATTCCCACGGAGAACCGAATGACCGCTCTGCTTCTGCTCTGCACGGATGCGCTGATCTGGCTCCGCGTCCTCTGGCTGGCGCTGTCGTGATGGCCCGCTACTGGCTGATCTCCACCCTCGGCGCCGCGTCGTCCGTCCTGCTGCTCGGCGCGGCGATTGCGTTGGCGGTGCTGCGATGAGCGCGCCGTTTGCCCCGTTCGATATGTTAGCGCTCGCGGCCTCTGTCGCCGGATTCCGTGACGCGCCGGTCGCGGTCGTGCCGGGGCGGTTCGTTTTGTGCGCGGTCTGCATTGGCAGCGGTGCCGATTTGCTCGAGCCCGAGCGGCTCATCTGTCCGCGCTGCGGTGGCACCGGCTCCGAGTACATCCCGGCGAGGCTCGCGTGAGTGATCCCGTCGCCGATTTTGTTGCTTTCCTGAAGACGAAGTTCACGTCCAATCCATCCGATCACGACTTGAGATGGAACGACGGGCACGACTTGGATTGGCACAGCAGCCTTTTGCATGAAGGCGAGGCTGATACGGAGGGCAACTACGCAACCGCCATCGATTACACCGAGTTGCTTAAACGGATCGACGAATTCGCGGCCGAGTTCATGAAGGACAGCAAATGACCGACCTCGGGCAACTGGTGCAAGCCCAAGCGCGCGACCTGAACGCGGCATACATGCGCGGACATGCCGATGGCCTGCGGGCCGGGGTCAAGCAGAGGGAGGTGCTGGTGAAGGCGCTGCGCACAATCGCCGACAAGATGCCGACGGCTGAAAACGCACAAGAGATTGCGCAAGCCGCGCTGAAGGCTTGCGAATGACCGCACACGCCCGACTGCGCGAGTGGCTTACGAATGGTGGCAAACTAGCCGTGCATCGCACCGACGCTGAAGCCCTGCTCGCGGAGTATGACGCGGCGGTGGCGGCGATCGGAGCGTTCATCGCCAAATATGACGTGATTGAGCCGGAGCTCAACGGTATGTTCGCGACCCAATTTGCGCGCACTGGACAACAATATCGCGGCGAGAATTGGGCGACAGAACTTGCCGCACTCCGCGCCATCCTCTCCGCCGACCCATCCTAGGAGCAAGAATGGATAAGCAAGCGCATACGCCGACGCCGTGGATGTTGAACAAGCGGAGGCGAGCGCCAATGATTGGCTTCGATGTCGGTGATGGTGGCGATTTGCTTCCTATCGCGCCGGTGATTCACGGCTACAACGTGAAAGTCGCTAAAGCTAATGCGCGCTTCATCGTCCGCGCCTGCAACGCCTATGACTCCATGCTCGCAGCGATCCGCGCGAGTGAGGACGAGTACGACGAGGAGACGGAGCAGTCCGACGCATCCTGCCCTGATTGCACGCTCGGCTGCATCCCGATCACGAAGGCGCGGACATGTGCCCATCATCTGCGCCAGCGCGTGCTGCGGGAGGCGGAACAGTCATGAAGGTCGTCATCAACGCTTGCTATGGCGGTTTCTCTCTGTCGCCAGAGGCCGAGTTACGCCTGTACGAACTCGGCTGCGCCGGGCTTGAAGTAACTCCGGTCGACAAGTATTACCCGCCCGAGGAACGCGGCGACGAAAGCGCCCTCGGATACGCGCGGTCGATCAAGGAATGGCGCGAGTACCGCGCTGGCGTTGACAAAGGACGCGGCCTTTTTATCACGACGTTCTCGCCCGACGAGAAGTTTGTCCTTAACGCGCGCGATATCCCCCGCGACGATGCCTTGCTGATCAAGGTCGTCGACGAAATGGGCGAGGCTGCAGACGGCGCGTACGCCAAGCTTCGCGTCATCGAGATTCCAGACGGCCTCGACTATGAGGTCAGCGAATACGACGGCTTCGAGCACATCGCCGAGAAGCATCGGACGTGGTCATGATCGCCGACCGTCTTAACGCCCTCGGCCACGATCTCGTCGATTGTCTCGCCTACCTCGGCGTCGCGGTGCTGACCGTGCTGGCGGTTTTCTTCGGCTACCGATGAACCACTATGCTGACCGCGCCGTCGACTTCTTGTCCGGCGCGCATTTCGTGGATTCCACTGGGCGCGTGGCCCCGGCGATCAATTTGTTAGCCGGCAGCACTCGATTTGTCCTGCCGGAGAACGGCTGGGCCTGCGGGCCAGAGCAGGACGCTGTCACGCTTTGGCACCAAATGCACGGGGCCGGTATTCCGGTAATCCACCTTCCTTTTTTGAGCGTGGCCTTGCAGTTCAATCTCGGGCGCGAACATCTCCCGATGTGCGTTCTAGCTTGCCATCCAAAAGCGTGGCGTGGAGCGACCGCGGATAGTGGCGGTGATCTTGGCACACTACCCGAAGACGCAATCATAATTTTTTCCTTTATCGCGAGCCGAGTACGCGGCGATAAAATCTGGACCCCAATTCCAGACTGTTTCGCTTGGGTGCCTTCAGTGGCCGCTGGAATATCTGATGGGACTAAAGATGGGATGTATCTACCCGTCGCCAGCTACGGGTTCTACAATCCGACCGCATGCGGCGTCAGCGCGCAAGAATGGGAACGGATGCGCGAGTCGGCTTTCGACGAAGCTTTGACTCCAGTCCTTGAGTTGATCTGCGCGCTCGCTTGCAAGAATGTGGAAATGGATAGACATGAGCCGGACGCGAAGCTCAATGCGGCGCGAATTCGTCGCGGCAAGCGACCCCTATCCGCGCACTACACATTGGTATTGGCAGATGATCGCGCGCCGCTAGGGCCTTCTGGAAATGGATCGCACGCATCGCCAGCAATGCATGTGAGGCGCGGGCATATTCGCCGGCTGCGAAGCGGTTTCACCTGGGTTCGCCAATGCGTTGTCGGCCGCATTAAAGATGGCAACGTAACGAAGCAATACGCGATCGAATCATGAAGCCGCTGCGCTCGATTCTCGACCGGGCATTCGTCTACACGCCGAGTCACGAAACGGACCTGCGAAAACGTTTCGCAAAGATCAGACGTGAACAGCGCGCCGAGGCCGAGCGCGAGCGCCAACAGAAAGTCGTAACGCTAACCAAGGGAGTGAAATGATGGACAAGACCGATAGCAAGAAGGCGCCCATCCGAATCGTTTTCGAAGACGGCAAGGCGGTTGCGCTGGTGCGCGCCCGCAGTGAGGCCGCCGCAATCCGCCACTTCACACGCAAAAAGTACGAAGCACCGATCGCCGACCAGGACGCGCTCATCATTCACGCGCCGAAGTTCAGCGTCGAGGATGCGAGCGCTGATGCCGGGGCCGAGGCGAATGGTGCGGAAACGAGGGGCTGACGATGAAGTTCTGCAAAGACTGTCGCCATCGCTTGGCGAATCCGAACGTATCGCCCGACCGAGTGGAGATGTCGCTCTGCTCCCACCGGGATGCGCGACGCGAGCCGGTATCGGATTACGCGGTCACGGGTGAAGGTGAGCCATCGCGCCCGCCATTCTGCACGACGATGCGCATCGGCGAGAATTCGCCGACGCAATGCGGCAAGGATGGAGCATGGTTCGAGCCGGTGGCGGCGTGAACGCGCCCGAGCGCATGGCCGGCCTCACCGCCGAGCAGAAAGCCGTCCGCTTTGAGGGTGTGGGCGCGAGCGAAGTCGCTGCCGCGCTCGGGCTCTCGCGGCGGATGTCGCAAGCCGAACTCTGGGCGATTAAAACGCGCCGGCAGGATCCGCCCGACGACACCGCGCTGCTTCGCTGGGGCCATGCGGTGCAACCGTACATCCTTGGCGAGTACGCGCAGGAACGCGGCTGTATGCTGGCTGAGGAGCCACCGACACTGCGACGCGGGCGTTTGATTGCGCATCTAGATGCCTATGCGCTTGTGCCACCAGGCCCAGCAAGCAACATCGTCGTCGAAGCCAAGTCACGCGGCTCCCGCGATGGCTTCGGCGAGGCCGGCTCGGCGAACATTCCCGACGAGATCATGTTGCAGGTGACGCAACAGATGAGTCTTGCGGGCTTGGCGGTCGCGCATATTCCCGTTCTGTTTGTGCGCCCGCCGATCGTTACCTACGAAGTCCAGTTCGATCCCGAACTCGCGGAGATGATCGAGGCCGGCGTAGATCGTTTCTGGTGGCATGTTGAGCACGATACGCCGCCGAGCGTGAACCCGGACGCGCCAGAGGCAATCGCGGCATTGCGATTGCTCTATCGCGGCACGACGGGCGAGGTTCTGCACGCGCCGCAGGAGCTTGAGCATTGGCGCTCCGTGTACCACCAGGCGACCGCCAATCGTCAACGCTATGCCGATGTTGAGGCGGCAGCCAAGGCGCATTTGCTCGGATTCATGAAGGACGCGAGCGAACTTGTGTTCGCAGATGGCGGACTGCTGCGCCGGAAGCTGATCAAAGTCAAAGGCTACACCGTCGAGCCGCGTGAGCAGATCGACGCCCGTTTCGTCAAACCCAAAGGAGAGAGCAATGCCGAATGACAGCGCAGTCGTAACCCTTCCGCACCGCACTACCGACGTTGGCTTCGCCGCCGCGCAAGCGTTCGATTTGCTGCAGCGCGCCGGCAAGATGTTGTCGAGCTCCGAACTCGTGCCCGCGGTCTATCGCGGCAAGGTGGCCGACTGTGCGCTGATTGTCGAGATTGCGCAGCGCATCGGTGCATCGCCGCTGATGGTGGCGAATAACCTCGACATCATCCAAGGACGCCCCGGCTGGCGCGCGGTGTTCCTGATCGCGTCGGTGAATACCTGCGGCCGATTCTCGGCTCTGCGCTACGAATATATAGGCGAGAAGGGCAAGAAGGACCGCGCCTGCCGCGCCTGGGCAATCGAGAAAGAAACCGGCGCACGACTCGATGGCACGTGGATCGATTGGCCGATGATCGAGGCCGAAGGCTGGTCGAAGAAAAGCGGCAGTAAATGGCTGACGATGGCCGAGCAAATGTTCATCTATCGCGCGGCATCGTTCTGGACTCGCGCCTATGCACCTGAGATCGCGCTCGGATTCCCGACGTCGGAGGAAGTCGGCGACATCATCGATGTGACACCGCTGCGAGAAGTAGAGGCCCCGAGCCGCGTCGATGCGCTCAAGCAGACGTTGCGGCAACAGGCGGAGCCAGCCGCAGAAATCCAAGGCAACGCGCTCTCCTTCGCCGAGATCGCCGAGTCGATCAACAAGGCCACGACCGGGGCGGACTTCGACTTGGCCCGCGACTTGATCCGAGCAGTCAAGGACGACACGCAGCGCGACGAGCTGGATGCCGCGATCGAGAAGCGCTTGAAGGAACTCGCGGCGCAAGCGGCGAAGAAATAACCCCGCCCGCCCGCGATCTCTTCCGAGCCGGAGTCGGATGGATCGAGGGTGGGGCGGCTAACTAACAGGAAATGGGCGAAAGCGACTAGGTCACTCCAATACCGGTGTACGAAAGCATGACGCCCGGTGTCGCAAGTAGCCCCACCATTTATGAAACATCCGCGCACAACGCATTCTGACCTTGCGGTTCTGCTTGAGGACTTGGCGGCCAAGCTTGCCAAGATTCCGGCCGGTTATTGCGTGTCGGATGCCTCGACGCTTCTGATCGTCACGGATAGCGCCCGCATTCTGCGCGAGCAGGACCAGCGCATTGCGGAACTCACGATTGCGCTGCGCGAGCATGGCAGCCGCGAAGCGCGCAAACATTTGAAGCACGCCAATGCTTGAGCAAGCGGCAGCGCGAGCGAAGATTATTCCAATCGTTCTGCAATCCGGCCTATTCGCCGATAGCGCGCCCAGTGGTGGCGGTCTTCGTCAGTACCTACCGATTCTCACGGCGTCCGAGAATGAAAAGGGTGTGCTGGACGTAGATACGGTGAAGGGCTGCACGCTTGGTATGCGAGCGCGCCCCGGCACTGGATGTTATGGCGAGTGCTACGCCAACAAGATCGCCGAGCGCTACGGCATCGATTTTACCGTCAGCGTGTCGCGGAAACTGACGCCCGACAATCGCGCCAGCATCTTCCGCACAGTCAGGGATCATCCGTCCTATTGGTATCGGATTGGCACCGCTGGCGAACCCTGTCACGATTGGGACAATACGCTCGAGGTCTGCGAATGGCTGCGCGAAACAGGCAAGATTCCGGTCATCATCACCAAGCATTGGATTCCGCTTTCGGATGACCATATTAGGCGTCTGGCCGCACTGTCCGCTGTCGTGAATACGTCCGTCAGCGGGCTGGACTCAGACGCGCAGCTCAAGCATCGGGTAGGCCAAATCAATCGCTTGAAGGCTGCCGGCGTGCGTAGCGTTGCCCGCGTCGTGTCCTGTGAATACGGCACATCCGAATGGGCGCTCACTGCGAAACGCAAGCAAGACTACCTGATGACCCTGGACCCGATCATAGATAACCCGCTGCGCGCCGAGAAGTCGAACCCGCATGTGGCAAACGGCGATATTATTTTGACCCGCAAGGATGACGCAATTGGAGGAGGGAAACTCGTGTCGTTACATTCGGAAGACGTATACCTTGGAACCTGCGATGCCTGCCCGGATCAGTGCGGCGTGCCGCAGCCGCTTCTGCCTGACAACCAAGCGCGGGCCGATGCCGCGATCGGTCAGGCGCAACTGTTCGCGCCCAAAGTCGAGTGGATTTACTGCAAAAGCGTGATCGGGTCAGGCTACGAAGCCGACGTCGCGAAACTAGCGATTGAGGACGTGATCGCCAAGCGCGCGGCCCGCAAGAATATGCAGATTCATTCCGCCATCGTCCTGAAGCTCGACAACGATTTCAGCGGGTTTTTCACGTTCCAGAATAACGACGTGTCGCGCGAGTTTTGCCTGCTTCAATCGGTCATTGTTCCGGGCCGATTCACTACCGAGCTCTACGCGGAAATGGTCCGCCAAGTAATCGCGCAAAATCTGAACAAGTACCCAGCGATCATTACGACCGACCCGAAGAGTAAGTTTGAGACGCCAGCGCTATTCGAGAGCGTCGGTTTTCAGACCTATCTGAAAATGTCGGGCTTCTGCTACATGGTGCATGGTGACATCGCCGACGTTCGCATGAAGCTGCTTGCGCACATTACCATGACCAACGTGTGGAACTCGGTCAAGGGCGACTGGCTGCGCCTTAAGTCGGAGTGGCGCGAGCGAATCGATGCGGCTGGCGCGGCGGCCGGTGTCGCGAATCCCGCCTTCGCGACGCGCGAAGGTTGCTGGCAGGGCGAGCAAGGCATGGCAAACGTCGTGACCAAAGACCCGACGAAGAAAGGCAAGGAGGAGGGCCGGGCGCACAATGGCAATGCTTCC